ATGCTGTCGGAACATCGGTAACAACCGGTTGTTCATTAACATTTACTTCTAAATAATCTGGTAAAGATGGAACGTCAACCGCTATTGCCGAATCATTTACGTCAATCTCTAAAGCATCTGGTAACGATGCTGTCGGAACATCGGTAACAACCGGTTGTTCATTAACATTTACTTCTAAATAATCTGGTAAAGATGGAACGTCAACCGCTATTGCCGAATCATTTACGTCAATCTCTAAAGCATCTGGTAACGACGCTGTTGGAACATCAGTAACAACTGGTTGCTCATTAACATCAATTTCAAGATCAGCCGCTATAACCTCAACACCAACACCTACCCAATCACCGATCCACTCCTCAGTGTTTACAACAACATTATCAATGTAACAAGTAATGGCACTACCACTATCCGAGATATCTGCCCCAACATATAATTGACGTATATCATCTTTCCTACCAGTTGTTAATGTGCCTTCAGATTCTATAGGATCACTACTATCAATATCATTGGGCTGATCTACACCATCAATTCTCCAAGCCCAAGCATCATTATCAGCATCATACTTTATTTCTATTCTGTAAAGCGTATCTACAGACACCGTGTTTATACTATAATGACTAATCCAAGTTGAACCATCTCTGGAAATTGTGAATCTAAAGCGTAAATTACCGCTTCCATCTTTATTAAGTCTTACTTCACAAACATTAAAACCAATAGAATTGGTTAGGAAAGATAAGCGTCTAAGAGTGTCATTAGACAGGCTTTCGCTTTCAATAATAACTTCAAACTTTGAATAAACAACGCTTTGATAAGCAGGATCATAAACAAGAGATCTATTTCTACAGTTTTCTCCAGAGGCTGTAACAATTTGTAAACACTCATCCCCCCAAGAAGCAGGAGCACCAGACACACTATCGGTGATTTGATTTGGATCATAGGTAGAACCTGCACCAACAGTAGCACCCGCCCAAGTCTGATCATAACCTGAAGGATTCTCATACCGTTCATTGAAATCGGAAACATCCCTTACCGTAATAGAATCGTTGACATTAATCTCTAAAGCATCGGGTAAAGAAACAGCCGGGACATCTACCACAATTCCTGGGTCATTAATATTTATTTCATAATCTGCAACAGATACTGTCGGCAAATCTGAAACAACTCCAGGATCTGAAACATCAATTCCAAAAACAATAACCCCGGATGAACTATCCGTCACAACTGCAGCATCAGAAACATCAATTGTTAGATCGCCTAAGGCTGGACTCGGAACGTCTGCTATTACCGCTGGATCATTAACTGAAATTCCCATATCAGACATCGATACAGCAATAACAGCATCAACAGCAACCGGAACCTCGACAACTGAAACAGGAACAGCCATTTCAACAGCAACATTATCTGTTACAACCGCCGCATCTGAAACGTTAATTGTTAAAGTCGATAATGCAATAAGTACAACATCAGTTCCTACAGCACTCATTTAATACGATCCTTTATTTTTACGTATTCACCCTCTTCACCTTCTGCTGGATATTGAACACCACTCCAATCAATATGTTTACAGAAAATAGCAGTATCCAAAAGAAAAGGATATTTCTTTTTTGCGAATTTTGGCCATCCGGCCTTTGTGAAAAAATCACCTTCCATCACTCTGGTACACCATTGAAGATCTTCTGTGCCGGTTGAATTAAACCAACCCATTTTTTCAGGATCATAATAAGTAGATCTTGGTGTAATAAAAATCCTTCGAGTCTTTGTAGCACCTGCCATATATTCCTCAGACTCATCATATAATGCCTTGAGCAACCTGACATTAATTAATGTGCATCCCATCGGAACGCCATCGACCCAAACTTTTTGACCCAACTTCCATCCTTTAAAATGACTATTTCCTCGACCTCGATAAATTAATGGTTCAGATGGTTTACTTTGAGTAAAATAAAGCCCACTATAAACAGGCACATCATTTCGATGCATTTGATCATTGATATACAAAATCGTTGATGGCGGCAAAACGACATCATGATCGACAAAGAATAACCACTCAAAACCTTTCTCCACCGCAGCGCATGCTATGATATTTCGAGCATCTGCGACCGTATGTTTCAACGGACTCCATTGATCGATAAATTGATAAAATTCAACCATGCCCCAATTACAAGGAATAACTTGACCATATCTTGCTAACACCCATTCAGACCTTAAAAGTCCTGTCATTGGAATGCCCATCATAATCCTTCTTGTTGAATCCTCTAAGTTCTTGATAAGAGTCCCGGCTTTTAATTTATTTTCCATTTTGAACTCCTTTCCGAAAAGCAACTTCCATGTTTCCTGTATTTTGCCAAACCGGAAAACCCTTTTCAATAATCCAAGGAGATGGAGTATAAATACCATATAATGGATATCCTGGATCAAAGTATTGCCACGTTGCTTCGTTACATGGATTACAATGTGTCGGATCTTGAACGAAACCAAACGACCAAGCATAAGGATGAGAAAAAGCTAATTGTCCTTCTGGTTTGGTTATTCTCCAGAGTTCGTTCATAAAATCAATCATAAGCCACGGCTTAATATGCTCAACAATATGAGACCCCATTATTACTAAACAAGTTTCATCTGGTAAAGGATAAGGAAATTTTTCAAGATCATGAACGATATCTACGCCGGTCAATTTTCTTTTATCCATTCCGACAAACCCTGGATTTTTATTTGCTCCGCATCCAATATCCAACCGAATACCAGAATTTTTTTCAAGTACTGTTTTAACAGTTTTATTTGTCATTAAAAACTCCTATTTATGAAGTTGCAAATTGAATCTGATATGTTACATTGACATTTTGATTTACATTAACTGAACTGGTTGCAAAAGTATTTCCGCATAATATTGATCCACCATCTTTCGTCGATGTCGCAAACAAGCCCACATTCTGCAAAGTCTGCGCATTCGTAACAAATGAAATACCTGATGCCAAAGTACAAGTCGCTTGAAATGTCTTACTTCCATTTGAAGCCAAAACAACTGTTTCTCTGACTTCATGCTCAGATTCTAAAGATGTACCAGCGACCCCTGGCTCAGTCCCTTTACCTAATGCACAATGAGTTACTTTACTGGAACCAGCCTCAGATGACATTAATTCAACCATATAATGTTGAAATCCTGTATTCGTAATCATGTTGCTTTTCCAGCCACTATCACCTACAATTTTTCCGGTTGGACCGTCTTCAATTTGCAGTCTGAAAAATCCTCGGACTTTTACCGCATCCGCCAAAGGCGCAAGCGAAGTGTCCGGATTTTCGTTAAATCCATAATTTTCCATCCTAATCTCCTACATTACTTTGTCTATTGGTTTTGAACAATCAGCAACATCGACTCCCAAATCTCCTAAAGCAGAAATGACTGTATCTGCCGCTGAAGGTTGCTCATTTACATTTATTTGTGGATCACTTGCCGCCGCTTCATAAATAGCCCAGATTCCCATATCCCAATTTCTATTATTATAGCCTTCCCAATCTGCCCCACTCGGCCAAACACTACCAGATGTAAAACCCTGTTTGGAATTCCCACCTGAATTATCCCTATCATAATTTAAATCACCATCTAAAGACATTGAACAAAGCCAATAAATAACCCCACCCGTAAGTTCAACAACTGGATCTATAGCACCATAAATTTCTGTCCCGGCTTCAGGCATTGCCAAACCTGCGACAATCGAACCTGAAACTTGATCCTCCGGGCAATCATTTGTCACATCGTCAGTATAAATACTAAGATTAAACAATGCATCACCACCATCCGTATCTCCGAAATGTCCCATTTCTGAGACATTTTGAGTACCTGATCCGGGGCAAGTAAACTCAGTCCCAACGACCACTTGAGCACTGGCATTCATTTGCTGCGCACCATGTGATGCTGGCCTAGTTAATTGAAATCCATTCGCCATTTAAACAGCCGAACCCATATCTTCGGTTGCCCTTACATCAGTAATCGCATATTCATCTTTTGTCATGTGGGCAGCAGTAAGACCTGCAGGCAAACCTACTCCGTCCCTGCGGTCAATATAAGTCTGACGTAAAAAACTATAAACAGCATCTCGATCTGCAACGTTATCACAAGTAACTGTTAAAATTATTCTGAATTCGGTACGTACCATCATTACTCCTTAGTTTTCGTTTTAGATTCTTTCAAACCTTTATCCGGCTCGTCTTCAACCTTTTTCTCTGCTGGCTTCTCGATTTTGGGTTGTGGTTTGGCTACTTTTTTTGGCTGCGCCTCTTGTTTATACTCTGTAAAGTTTAGAGGAAAATCCACCAATTTTTGTTTAGCCACATCTGCCGGGTATTCACCAACCTGACCATCTTCGATAAAGACATTCCACACATCGTTATGAGTGCGATGGCTCTTTGACGGCCTGAACTGCAGTTTGATCATTTTCTCTGACATCATCTTTCTCCTTTATATGTGAATCGATTAAATTTTTAATCTGTGTTTTCTTTTCCTTGAAATCAAATTTAAGTTCTATATGCGCTCTGTTTGCCTTGAAATCTACAGAACGATATAACAATTCTTGTAGTCCTTTTAAACTTGACCAGCCCCATGAAAACATATCATCAACCCCGTCCCAACGAAACACTAATGGCATTAAACCGGCAGCCATTCCTTCAAGAACTGCAACCGGGCAGCCTTCCCGAGGCGAAGTATTAATTATGTAAGTCTTATCAGCGAAGAAACTATTCAAATCCTCTTGCCATGGATATAAAAATAAATTCTCTGATTTTCTTCGCTCAAACAACTCCTGAACATCTGGCTCCTGGAATGTCCCAGCGACATGAAACTCATATTCTGGAAAATTATGCACTGTGTGCAAAAGTAACACTGCGCCTTTTTTATTAGAAATATATCCGGCATACGCTATTTTATTGTTGGGCTTTTTTTTAGATGGTATGGTAAATTTATTAAGATCCACCCCATTACTTATTACAGTGGTCTTGATGTCATCTATCCCGTGTGCCCTTTTCATAAAATACTTTTTAATGTGATTGGCTACAAAAACAAGAGCGTCAATATTTTGAAAATTAATTTTATCAATAAAATCACTGAACACTTCATAGGCATGAATCCGAATTATTTTTTTGGCCTTACTATTAAAATTACTAACTGCTATCGCATTGTGATCTGCCCACTCGCAGAATATTACATCGGCATTTTCAGCATTATAAGGATTAAATTGTTGATCAAACCTGACATAATAATCACCCTTCTCTACAAAATCTTTAAAGATCGGCTCAATAAATCGAGGCAAAGATGCAACTATATAGACCTTGCCTTTCTTTTTAAGATTATGCACTTTTATTGTTTTTTGAATCTGGTCCTCTAATTCAAAAAACTCATCCCGCTCCGGCGCAAGTTGTTTTCCTTTGATGATGCATTCTCTAACACCATCTAAATCATTCATCATCCCGTATGCCATCGCTAATTTGTACCAAGGAATCCAAGTATAGCACGCTTTGCTAACTATCAAAAACATTTCAGGGATCTTTATTACTGCGGCCAATCTGTAAAAATAAATTGCCCGATAATAATTTTTTTGTTTATACTTTAAATCTCCGAGAAATATCAAATGCTCATTTAAATTCACTTCATCGTCGAAACAATACATGGCGTATTTCTCAGCCTGTTCATCGTCGCCTAATCTTTCAGTGATTACAGCCATCCTGATTCTGGCTGTATATCTCTCGTGTGGAAAATCACTCTTCGGAATATACTTCTTAAACCAATGTGCTGCATTTTTCAAATCGCCTAATTCATAAAAAGCATCAGCTAAATAATACATGCTGCGAACATCGCCCTTGTTTGCTTTTTCTGTTAGCCCTTTTAAATTCATTTTTCGACGCTGCTCACGTCTTGCCTTATATCTATCATCAGGTTGATTGTGCCAAATAGTGACTTGGGGCATAGAAAGCCGATAATCCCTTTGCCGTATCATATTATGAATCGGCAGCTCGTATCTTATTGCAGATTTGAAAAGGCGAGGCTGCTGAAAATATCTTCCATCCCTGGGTTCATAAATGTTGAAATCAAAAATTTGAACATTCTTGGGCGGATTCTTTTTTATTTCTTTAAGGAAAGGCAGGCAAGACTGGTCAATATATTCATGACCATCCAAAATAAGAACCCATTCATGGTTGGCTTTGGCAATATACTCGTTTCTTGCTTTAGAAAAATCGTCCTCAAAGTCAAACTCATACCATTGAGTATATTTATTGCCTAAAACCTTGTGAGCTTCTTCTTTGGTTTTGTCTGTCGTACTTTTGTCAATTGCGATTACCGCCTCATCCACTATGGGGAGCACGGACTCTATCGCTTTCCTTATGGTTCTTGCTTCGTCCTTCAGAACCATCACTAATGTGATTTTCATTTTTTACCTTTTGTAAAGGTTTAATTTTTGCAACGTCAATTATTGTTCTAAAAATACTGCCGACCCGAACCATGAATTCTCGATCGTTAATACGAACTATGAAAAATGGCCCGTCTGAATTCTTGTAAATAGTACAGGAATACTCGGAGGTTTTTACGCCTCCGAGAAGTTCCCGTTGTAAGATAGGTACTCGTTTATCTAATTCGAAAAATTCCATTTAATATGCACTGTACCCTGTTTTGTCATACCAGAGAACCAAAATCTGATTTGCCGTTGTTGCGCCACCACTGATAGAAATAAAACCTGGAGTGGCCGCAATTCTGACATCGCCCCTCATCGAGAACCATGTAACTCCCGATGTGCCTCCCTGACCAACGAATTCAAGGACGCCTACGATAACATCATCTTGCGTTATTAAAGCAGCGGCTTTGGACTCCGCGCCAGAACCCTGAAGTTCTAACAACGCAGAAGCACCGGCGCCAACTGCTACAGACATGTGCAAGCCCTGCAGTTCCTGAATGGCATCTTTTAAGTCTACTTGCGTTCCTGGCGCTTTCCACCCAAAAGAAGTATCAAGATCACTAAGGCTCTTTGGACTTCCTGAAAATACATACATAAGATGCCTCCTTCTTTATGTGGTTTTAACGCTTATGCCTCCAGCGCATTGAACATTACCGCTGGTGGTTGCGCCGTAAGGGTCAATGAAATCGGTACGTCTTTTGCCAACCATTATTACCTGGTCAGTTTCGATATCATTGGCCGTCGCTAATGTAACGCCACCACGGTTACCAATTAAAAAACCTGGACGATATACGCACAAGATCATCGACCGGTCCGTTGTTGAACCATCATACACGCCGGAAGCATTGAGGTTACTAAATATATATTCAGATACAATTACCGGTATGTTCTGATACTTCATCATTTCGCCTGAAAGAATCGTAGCTTGTGGCCCGTATTTCTCCAGGGTTGTAATGTTGCTCAAATTGAACAGACATTGTAAATATGAATTTACACTCATTGCCCAGGCAACATCTGACGGCAGCACGCTGTGTTTACCCATCAGCAATCTGATCGCACCCATCAAAGCATCCGAAGGTACTGCATTCGAAAAATCTTTAGTGGATGTGTCAGCCTGATTCAAGGCAAAATAACGTAGGCCATCATACGCTAATCTCGCATCATATGTACTGGAAAATAACGCCGTACCAGCATTGTCCTGATGACTTCCTGGAACACCAGCCGCACCAGTTCTGTCGCCATTTATCAATGATGTTTCCTGGGCACGGGCAATCGCTTTGCCCATTTCTGCCAACGTAAAAGGACCAACTGCAACTATGCTGTCCTCGTTAATCTCTTCCGAAAACAATACGCGATCAGCAAGTTTCCTTGCAACAAACGAACTGTTCCCAGTTCCTGGAGTTGACGCTTTAATCTTAGTTGCTTCGTCAGCAGTCGATTCCGGAATTAAATATCCCTCAGCATTACTGGTCTGAACCGGTAATGTATAAGGACTGGTCGGCATCGCTATCTGGTTAAATAACGCTGCGATTTTTAGCTGTAGTTCTATCGTAACCAGAACCTGTGAACTAAAGCCGGTTGGAATCCATTCCGCCCCGCTACCCGATGTAGCGACGGCTAATGCTTTGCGCAATTCTTTATCATCTTTCAGTTTGTTCTCAATTTGTTTGTAAATATCAGTCCTGCGATAAATACTTAACTGAGACTCATCTCCGGTTTCCTTTTTCCTCGCTGCACCAACAAGCATTGTCGTAATTAAATATGCATCATCGTTGAGTTTTTTAAACTCTTCTACTCGCTGTCCGATTGCCTTGCCTTCACGGAGTTCAAGACGATCTGAAGATGTGAGCATTTTTGTTTCTTGCACTGCTTCTCGCTCTTTTTTGTTCATCGCATCAACGCCTTCAAACTCTGCTTTGTAAGCCTTTTCCTGATCTTCTGGGCTGACGAAATCCGTAGTGGTAAATTCGCTTTTGCGTTCCAGGTTAGATTTCTCCTGTGCTACTGCCATCTGCGTAGCTACCATCTTCTCTATTTTGGCTTTAGTTTCGGCATCGCTCAGATCATGTCCGGCTTCCTTGGCTTCGGCAATCTCAGTAACGATAGAAGCAGTGATTTTACCTAACTGCTCATCCGTTAATTTGATTTCTTCCATTTGCCTTTTCTCCTGTTAATTAGTATTAGTTCTTGAGCTTTGCTGATTCTTAACTTTTTAGAAAGGTTTATCAATCACACTCAAATATATATTGCTTAAAACAATTTATTCTTTCATTTTCTCTTTTACTGAATCTATAATTTTCTCAATACTTTCATTACTTATCACAATATTCTCTTCTGGCGGATTGGGATCCGGGTCTGGCTGTGGATCCGGCTGTTCTTCAAACGCTGGTGGCTTGCGGTCAAACTTTTTGTAATTTGCGGCCAGGTGGTCATACACATATTTCTTCTGATAATCCGGCAGTGTTTTATTGTGAAATAAATTTATCATAGCATTTGCCAATAATACCCACTGGGGCTCTCCGTCTTTGTCTACATATTTAAACTCATCCATGAGCAGCGGGTTCATTGCTTTCTGAATACCAGCCAGGACGCTTGCTTCAATTTGATCCATTACGTGATCAGTAAGTTTAAACGTATCTTCTTCAACTTGAACATATTTAATATCTGCGGTTGGGTTAGATGAAGATGTTTGAGATACCTCGTTTCCATTTGCATCGAAAGTTGCTTGAAATGGTATCGGCTCATCCCTGGTCAACCTGCCTTGCTTTTGCTCAGGAGCGTCATCGCCCTTCCCTGTATTTATCATTTTAATATAGAGGTCAACAAGATTAAGATTTTCCTCAGTAATTTCTTTCGCCGCGTTGGACGGTTCCATCTCACTTAGTTGTTTGCCCCACTCTTTCACCCTATGGTCATCTATCTCTTCAAAACCTTTCTGTATCTGAGCTAAGGCCTGAGGATTGGCCGGGACCGGTACTGCGCTGAACTCTAACAGTTTCCATTTCTCGATCGTTACACCTTTTTGGCCTTTCATAACTGGATCGGGGCTGACTTGCGTAGGCCGGAATCTAATACTCCCTGCATTTAAATGCCCTTTAGCATATTTATTAAATATCAATGCAGCGAAAGGATCATCCAGGTCAAATTGAACATCTGCGCTCATTCTTAAATGATTAATATTCATTGTCTTAGTTAATACTTTGCCAATCGACGGTGACCAAATATCGTGCGCCCATAAAAAAACTGGATTAGTTTTAAACTCTTCTACATCACCGCCATCTGGTAATATAACCTCGCTGTCTCTGTCTACAGTTTTAGATGTCAGGATAAAAGGAATTATCCCCTTCTCAAGATTAATCTTTTTCTCGACATCTATTGAGGCTGATTTAAATGGAAATTTTTTCATTCATTTTACCCTTCTATAAGTTGACCATATAAAGTATAAGTGAGTCCTTTTGACAGGCTGGACTTAGCGGCAATATTCTCCGATTCATTCTCAACGCCGATGTTAACATCGTAAATTTTTGTTTTATCATGACCGATACCGATGTTGCTTGCCCCACAAGATGTTTCCTCAAAAAATATTGCCGTTGTTTCATCGTAGGTAACTCCGTCCTTGTCATGATAAACATCGAAAGTAAGGTCCGTTCCGGTAGTGTTGCAAACCACGATTTGCTCAATTGTTACCCTTGCCGGGTTTTCTGCCATGTCAGAAATATTAAATATCTTTAAGGCGTCTGTGCCCGATACTCTTGATTGAGCCAATTGCGCTCTCTTCATTTTTGTTCTCCTAAGTTACTGGTTCTAACGTATCTATTATAATACATCTCTCATTTATTGCCTGAGGAAATGCCACGCCAAGCGAAAAACTTTCTTGGACATTAACCACCTCTCCATCGATTTGGTGCTCGTCCCTAACCCGGTCGTCCCTGGATGTGATCCACATCTTGCGCAAAAATCCGCCCTGAACCAACGCCGCTTGAGTACCAGCGTTGGCAGCGCCCATCGCTTCTGTTCTGGCTATGGTCGCAGCCCGGCTCGTCTTCGCCATAACGTGATACGCATCAAATACTTTTTGGATAGCCCTGGTCTGTTCTGCAATACTAAGATCTGCAGTTTCCTGTAGCGTCCTTATTACAATCCGGGTGATGTCATCTGATGTTGTGTCGCTGACAAAAGCACTAAACTGTTTTACTCTTTCACCTAATAATTTTTTAACTTCAGGATGTACTAAATTAAATACCTCTCCCTCAGACTGTAATAACTGCCCGCCAACCGAAGCCATTGTATCAAGTATAACTGGCTCACCTTTTCTCGCAAATTCCTTTTCCCAGCGTTTATTGTCATATAGTTTTTTTATCTTTATAACGAGTGAAGGTGGAATAGTAATCCCTTCCTCTTCAGCCTTGTCAATTGCTTGATTTGCATATAGCCCTTTTAATAAACCGCTTGCTCTCTTCTTCACATCAGCCATGATTTGATCAAAGATCTTATTAACCATTGTCTTAAACGACGGCTCATATTGCTCATATTTTTTTACCCGGCTATACCATATTTTTGTACGATCATCATAACTCAGTCCCTTTTTACCGAGTGGTTGAAATCCTGCCGACACCGCTTCTGTTCCTGGCACCGATTCTGGCATCTGGATCTCTGGTAAATCTACCGGGTTAGCAACATTAAGATGAAGATACGTGCTGTCCATTTCAGGGATACTAATTGGATCGAGACCAAATACAATCTCGCGCATTTCATTTGGCGTAATTGCGCCCGTCTTGAACCCACGTTCAAAATCAATTACTTTCTTAGACCTCTCTTCTCTTAATGCTTCAACATTATTATAATCTGCTTCGACTGTTATGCCTTCTATTTGGTATAATTCTTCAGCCAAATTTTTATTTAACAGCGCTAAAAATTTATCCATAAGAGGCTGCATCGTTTCTGTCCACGCCAGCCGCCTGTAAAATTGCACATTCTCAAATGTCTTTTGCCCGAGCCCCATTACTTCAAGCGATAATCCAAATGCTAAGATAATTTCTTCGCGGGTCATTTTCTTCAGATCAGTAAACTGCATGTCAGTCATGTTCATCGTGTTCAACGGTGTAAATTCTAACCCGCCCCACATAACCATGATCTCATGCATCTGATTGACCGATTGATATTTCTTCTTGATGTATTCTTCGAGGCGACGCTGCTCCGGTTCAGTTAATTTCTGCTCCGTAGTTAGCATACCGCTTGGTCGGGCGCCCTGTTTGAAAAATTGTTTAGTATAATAAGTAGCATTAAGGTCTGTGCCCGCAGCGTGCCTGGCAGGGAATAAAGGACTCATCCCGCGAATAGGATTTAAACTATTAAAATGCTTAAGATAAAATACTTCATCGGCGTCAAAATCAACCACCTTGCCGTTGATGTTCCGCTTGTATCCTTTAATAACATATTTCTTGTTGTCCGGGATGACCGTAACTTCTTCGCTGCGCCAGTCTGGGAATATGGCAAGCACTTGCCTGCCAACGGCGCCAGTGCCGCGAAATAATTCCCAGAACATCTCACCCTGTAACTCTAATCGGCTAATAGACTCAAGGAAAAAATCATATCGAGTCTGCATTGGGTTTGGGTTCTGGAATATATCATCAACAATAGTGTCGGTTATATCCTCGTCGTTCTTTTTATATATCCAGGGAATTCGAGCAAGGTTCGAAGCAATAAATGCTATTGAGCGATACGCCCAAGTGATGTTGCTATAAATACTATTGAGGCTTTGCTGGTCGGCGAACTGATCTGTGCTCGTATCGTATCCGGTCGTTGCCCCGAGATTGAACAATACCTCTGCCACAGTTTTCTGTTTTGGTTCATAGTCTTTTACAATCTGATCTATGAACTTAAACATTTATGCTCCAGATCCAAATGCCCATACCAACAACTAATGAAACAAAAACTGAAAATGTAATGAATATAGTAAAGAAAACACCGTAATAAATAAAACCTTTAAATGACCAGTGCTTGTTTGGATCTTTTAAAATCTCTTTCATTTTTGCAAAAGATCTAATCCAGGTGGTTACTGCGGAAATTGATATACCAAAGAAGATTAAAACTACAAATAAAAAGAAAATAAAAAATTGAACTTCGCTCATGTTTCCTCCATAAAAAAAATGCCACTAAGTAAATAGATTCACTTAATGGCATCTTTGTAAGATTGGCCGAGCAAATTCACATGTATGCGGTTAATATAATAAAAAGATGCTCAGAATAAAAATGTTTTTATGATTTTTTTTGCCCACCCTTCAATCCCCTAATATCTGGTAACTTTGCGGACACATCTGATTCGCATCATGATAGTGCTCGCAGGAGTTACAAAAATTCTGCATATCTCCTCCTTGTTTATAATGAAGAGGGAGGGTGGGATTCGAGCCCACCACTTGCGGCGTACCGCATTTCCACCGAACCTTTTTTTGCATATGGACAACCTTAGCATGCTCAGTTGTCTAAACCCATCTGCTCACGGTGCTCTCCTCGTTGATTAATCATTTCATATATCGCTGGCCCATTGGCACTATTATATACCTTCCCGGCTATTTTAGATAAATCAATCTTCTTTCCTTTAAGATATTGCTTGTTAAGAACATCGGGCAACATCCATGGATCGCCTTCATGCCTATTGGCACAAACATCTTGGACCAAATTGTTCGCTACATTATAGACCCGCTGCTTTGAAAACGATAGTTGACAGGGTCTATGTGCCGGTGCTCGCATTGCCATCAGCCCTTCAATTAAGTTCGGCGAAGTGAACGGGATCTGCAGCCATATATCTTTTAGCCATTCTGCTCTATATATATTACCGGCAAGAGACATTGAATAACCCCAATCTAATCCACGTTGATAGTCAACCCACCTCCATTTAATTAGCTCCGAAGCAACTGTAAAGGATGGAGCAACCATCTTCATGTCTTTTGGATAACAGTAGTCAATATGAGTTCCCATCCTTAAAGACAAAGCATTAACGTCATATGTTATATACTTCAGGAAAGAAACCACGTCAACATGATCAACAACCACGTCATCATCACAAAAGCACAAAGTCCAAGGGTGATTAAACCTGCTAACAATTGCCATAACTTGATCTTTAAAATCATTTGGCGATTCTTCGTACCAATAGAAACCTTCATTGGCTTTGAGAAAACGCCCATATCCGGTTCTGTATTTTTGCTCAGTGGATTTGACCAGGATATGAATATCCAATCCCGTATGGAAAAATTCATTTATGCTCTCCATAAGTAAGTGTAACTGACATGCTCTGTTTTTAGTGAATATTAGACAGTTAATCATGACGCATCCCCTTTGGCAAGTTCTTTCGTGGACCACCAGTGCTATAATTGCTGAGATCTGCATTCTCGTCTTTAGGCTTATCCAGGAATTCGCCAAACTCTCTGTCTGTGCTTGGTGTTAACGCATCTTCCATTAACAATTCTAATTGGTCCTCATCTATCCATTCTGGCTTAATGCCTTTATGTTCATCCAAGTATTCCGGCTGTACTTGATATTGGATACAGCCGTTAAGGTAATGACACTTTGCCACAATGATCCCTTCAAATCCATCAATTTTGTCTTTTACTCTATCACCTAATTTCATAATCGCTCCCTCCAGTAGTTAAGCAGATCCTCTAAAGATTGTTTAAGCGGTATCGTTGGTTCCCATCCCAATAATTGCTTTGCCTTTGAAGCATCGCATCTCATATCAGATGTGTCTACCGGGCGCAATCTGTCCTGTTGTTCGTTGCTCCTGATTTCTACATCAGTAAGTGAAAACAATATACCAAGTAAATCTTTGATGCTGGTACTTGTATCTGTGCCAAAACAGAACACATCGCCATCCTTGTACTTGCTTTCCATGGCCAGGTAATATCCCCGCACCGCATCTTTAACATCAAAGAACGTCCGCTTGCTATCAAGATTACCATGATTCAATACGGCCTCTCTACCAGCACCCTTTTCTATCTCAGCAATCTGTCGAGCGAAATCACTATCAACAAAAGGATCATTCCTGCCCCAGCCGGTGATGTTAAAGGAACGTGTGATAACAACAGGTATATTATAACTCCTACTATAAAGACGGGCCAACATATCTTGAGCCAGCTTACTAATCCCATACGGGTTGTTGGGATGCTGTTCTGTTCCTTCATATATCTCCTCCTTATGCAGACCGTAAGTCTCGCTGGTTGAAGTGACCAAGATCTTAGGATATTCTATAAATATCGGCATATCTCGTCCTGTTGAAATCCATTTTTCTGGTTCTGGATTATAGCATCTCCGTACCGCTTCAAATAGATTTATCGTTCCATCGATATTAGTATGGAATGTTTCATGCGGCGCCTCCCAACTTGACTCAACATAATCCTGAGCCGCCAGGTGATATATCTGATCCGGCATTACTTTTGCTATTACATTATATACACTATGAGCATCTGTTAATTCTATTAAGTGAAAATTGATCTCACCAATTAGGCCCTTCTTTTCCAGCCGGTACATGTCCGACCGGACCCGCTTGGTGCCATGGATTTCAATACTATCTTTTGATAAAACATCTTCGCTTAATAAACGTTTTACCAAATGACTTGCAGCGAATCCCGGCGCTCCGGTTATAAGTATCTTTTTCATTGCGTCTCCTGCTTAAATTTTCTAATGAACTTGCTGTGGCATTCCTCGCAAATATCAGCCTCTTTCCCAGGCTCTAAGGACCGCCATCTTCTGTAAGTAACGACCATATCAATATGATCATCTTTCTTTATTTCCACCACCGCTACTGTTCTGCCAAATATTTTTGGCATATCATTTCCGCAATTGTCGCATTTACAAGTATCCATCAGTTCACCCCCGCTGTTTCTTTCGTATGTCGCTTACTCCATGCCTTAGTTTTTTCGTACAGCACATGGAAACATTCTTCCTCCAGATCTGCTGTAGTAATCCAATCTTTTATCTCCGGATATAACTCGTTAACCGTATCCCAGAACATCTCGTGCCTTTCCCTCAGCATTTCGGACATACTACCAAGAGCAAACTTAATATCTGCTTCTCTTTTGATTAAATCCTTAAACAACTTTACATGTTCAGGCTTGATCGGGAGATCTACCCCTGCTTCAATTACTTGCTTCTTGGATTTCTTTACTAATGGCATAATTTTCTCCTTCGGCTTTTAGCCGGTTATGGGTTAGAATTAAAATTTAAATTTGACTGCTTCAAAATTAACTGGGTCTTGATTTATTATCTTCGGGAAATATATCTGAACAATATTAGACGATAGTGACGTTGCCTTGTCTCTCATGCTCTCTGCAATCAAATAAAACCACCTGTCTTGATTTGAATACAGCCATCTATGAGATCGAATATCTATATCCAGCGCCTCAGTGCTGTCCAGTAACATGAACAAAGTGTCTTGTGCAGACTGACCATAATACAACTTGAACTGAATCGAGTCTTGATATGCTGGACCATTTGCAGCATGGTCATAATCCCAAACAAACCCTCTTGGTGCTGTGGTCTGACAACTGGCAATTAACACCAGTGACATTAACAATAACGATGCTCGTAAAATCATAATTTTATCCTCCTTTAATATTAGTATATAACTGCTGAATCTTATCATAAATTTGTTTTTTCCTTTGGTGCCATTCCGGTCTGCCCCTAATCATGATATTCGAAGTATAATCCCGGTAATATACGGTAGGCCAGGGCAGGTACTTAAACTTTGCTCCGGCAATAGCAAGTTGATTATAAAACAACCAATCCTCTCCATATGACAACTTCTCGTCAAACCGTATGATATGATCTAATAAAAACTGCCGACGAACCGCTACGGTAGACGCTACTATAAAGTTTTGATCACAAATCTGTTCAATAGGTTTATCGCTTTTGATATACAACCTTGTGTCGTTTAGCATCAACTGAACAGCGTCAGTATAAATGACATCAGCATTTTCTGCATAATCCAATATAGAACTTATCTTCCATGGCATCGCAATATCATCAGCGCCCATAAAAGAAATCCATTCATTATCCGCTTTTACAATCCCTTGGTTAAATCTTGCTGCTTGCCCTATCCTCTTCCTGTCGTCCTTACAATAAACCCAATGCTCATCAAACACATATCCAAGTTCCTTGCCTGGTCGGTCATCGTCGTTATATATTGTTGCTATCCAATTTGCATTGTCTTGATGAGTCAGCGAAGCGATTAGATCTGGCAAGTAACATTCATGCCCATAGTTAGGAATTATTACATTTATCATTTTACCTCCTTAAAGAAAGTTATTTGACTAAGCACTCTGGTATGCTGATTTATTTCTACGGCTCTTATTTCTCCTTCTAAAAAATGGATAGTTACATTGCCAGTTATCTTGTGTTCCATCGGCATGACAATTACATCCTTAATAAATTGCGACAGTTGATCAGAATCTTTGATCCCTATCCGCATTTTCTCCGTATCGGTCATCCAATCAATCCCAATCTTGGTTGACCATGTAATACCATTACCACAGCATCGGCATGATCCGGTGAATGGCCTAACCGATCTGGCTTCATCAACTCTTCTTTGCTTTCGACAAGAATACCTGAAGCTGTAGGCTTCCACCGGGGAGTAGTGAGTTCACGTAATAACATACGATCGTCGGGCAAAGCAATTTCCTCTCCACTGTCAGGATCAAGCATCTCCCTGGCTTTCCACCACGCCTCAGCACGGATATTTCTAAACGTGAGTTGACCACTCTTATCCGTAGCATTTGATTTCTCCGAACTGTTAAATCCGATCACCGGATATCCATATTCAGCCAGCCAGTCAAACGGCGAAGACCCTACACCTATAATGTCAATCAATATCACAGTGCCTTTTTCCACTACCTTTACAACTTGCCCTGCAACTGATTGGCCATCTGGTGTCTGCTTGCCTGGAAGTTTTATTAGCTCATCGATATAATTACCATACCTCGGCGCAATGACCGTATTGTCCTTGCCTCCCCTGGCCACATCGACACCAACATAATTCATCGGATGATTTATAAGGTTCCCTTCTTTGTCTTCGACCTTTGGGATTTCCATATCATGCCATCTTGCCATCGCTGCTCGGACCCACTCGGTAGGAATGATCTGCCATATATCATCATCTTGCGTCAGCCCCATGTCCCCATACAGCAACTGAGATCTGAGCGGTTCCGGCAGGCCTTGTAGCTTTGTTCGATATCCAGATTCAACTAATTCAGGTAGCATCTCAGCGGGAATAAATGTCCTGCTAAGCGGATATATGGGCTCAGGTGACCAATCAACAATTTGCGGCTCCGGACCATCGACCATTACGCTCTGATCGCCCTTCATTATAAACCATCTAAGTTCACCGGGCTCTGCCGGACTAGGATATGTCCTATCCAACCATGGAGCCCAATAATCAATTACCCACGCCCCATCTTGATCAGTTGGCGGATTCCCAGTGCAGATGATTCTACATCTTTGAGTTGAATCCACACTTCTATTCCATCCTTTGATATATGTAAATTGGGAAAACAGGAATTGAGTAATCTCATCAAATCCAATAAAGTCAAAAGGTCGGCCTTGATAGTTAAGTTTATCTCGATCATATTGCACTGCTCCAAATTGTAAGAATCTTTTAACGCTGCCCGGCCTTGAAGGAAAATGCCAGAAGTTTTTCGAAAGGTTATATAACCCTGCTGCACTAAAAATTTCCTGGCTTCGAAATATCATTGCTTCTAGTTGCGGATATATCCGTCTTAATATAAGTGATCGTCTGTGCTCTAATGATGATAAGCCAAGCAATAAATCTGTCTTGCCGCCGCCAGCCTTACCTCCATAATATATTTCATCGGCAAGGTGAAAATAAGCGAATACCTGTGCCCCAGGGCGAGGAATCCACCAGATATTATCATCTAAAAAAAACTTTTCAGCTATTTTAAGATGCGTCGTCCCACTCTTTAAAGACTGCGAGAAAGAGTGCAACTTTACTTTTGGTAGTTTCTTTAGCAATTCCAGTTGGGATGAATGGTCCAATAGATGGCTCCTTGCTTGACTGGTTATATAAACCTAAAATCTTTAATCGCATGTCGATGCATTTCATTACCTGGTCGTACCATTTAACATCGCCGGTGCCTTCTTCTTTTCTGATCGTTTCCTCAACTATAACATATTCGGTTATTATGGGAGCAACGATTTCTCCTTCACTTGTGACCTCTGGATTTTCGTTGTCAGGCATTGCCGCAGGTTGTTTTTTCTGAGTAGTTGTCTTTTTTGCTCGTTTGCTTTTTTTATATTGATTAAGTGCTTCTTGCTCCATCGCATCAACTTTATTAAGCGCAGCGCCTTGTGCTTCGGCAAAATCGACTTCGGTCGATCGCACCCATTGTTCTTTTAATGCATCGATTTCTTTACTAACTGTCGCTTGAGTCAGGTTAACCATTTCAGCAATATCTTCTTGGTTTCTACCTTTTAAATATTGTCGAGCAATAGTTCTTCTGTTATACAAAATCACCTGTTCAGACCGCTTTTTTTCGTTTTTTCTCATGTTTTATAACATTCTCTAATGTTTTATAATATTTTCATCGTGTTAATTTAATAAAAAATAACAATTTAAAAAATAATTTTTTTACACAAAATCATTAATTAAAAAAACTTTTTTAATATCACACCCTGTTCCGTAAACAAAAAACGAAAATTATAAAGATATATAAATTTTTTTTTTTAAAAAAAAATAATTATATATTTATTTATTTTATAATATTTATATTATATTTAACAATAAAATACTAAAAAAATTCTCTCTTACCAAAAACTAAATGTAAGTTCAATAAAAACAAAGGATTAACTTGCTTATCTTTTTAAGTCATTAAAAAACAATAACATAGGAGAATTTAAAATGAACAAGTTCTACCAATGCGAATTTTGCGCCAAAAAGTTCCCCGTTTTTGCTAATTTTTGGGAAAAGACTCCGGAGAAAAAATTTATAAAACCAAACCGGAAAATTAGCTTCAGGAATTTTGACATCGTCGATTGCGGAAAAATCTGTCACTCATGTGATAAAAAACTATTAAAAAAGATCGAAAAAATAGTAAAAAAGGACCGCAACGATGACAAACTGATTTTATTAAAAGAAGAACGAGAACTAAGAAAATTAGCGCATGACCAGGCATTTGATAATCCATTTGGAACCGACAAGGAAACAGTCGAAAAAGCAGAAAAAATTTATGATAATATGATAGCAAAGAAATATGGTAAATACGAATGCAACCTATGCCATAAAAGATATGATAAGTTCAGAGAAAACTTATGCAACAGGGATTATATAATGTTTGCTCAATCTGAGGTATTTTCAATCACGATGTTTTGTTATAGCTGTAAACGGAAAATAGCGAAAGAGATAAAAGATTTAATTGATAAAAAATAATTTTTTATTTTAATAAAAATTGATTAAATTAGACCATGATTAAAAAACTTGGAAAACATCAAAGCAAGAACGGCGAATACACTTGTGGGATATGCGGAACCGAATTTCCGACGAAGGATGAGAAGGGCCATCGCATTGCCCAGAAGATACATCTGAAGCCAGCGACGTATTTGAAATTTGGTAATCATCCGATCGCTATAATGCCAAAGATGTGTTATCGTTGTGATGCTTTAATGAAACGTAAAGTAATGGAGGTGTTCAATGGATGAATCCATCGTAAGCCCATTTTTTATTTATATGCTGCAGGTTGTTAATAATGTAGTTATTGCTGCGTGCGTCTGTTCTGTATTGCTGGGCATTGGCTCGGTTATTTCCAAAATAGGCGCGACGGTAAATCTCATAGAGTACGGCAAAGATAATGACGACTATAAAAAGTGTCAAAACGTTTTCAAGAAACTATTTATGCCGTTCTTGATTTGCGTATTTCTTGCAGTTTTTGTGCCGGACAAAACGACACTGCTGCAAATGTATATTGCTGACAAGATAACTTTTGAGCGAGTTGAAGAGACGGTTAAGGTGGGCAAGAATCTTAAAAAAGAAATTAAGAACGATATTATAGAAATTCTGCAGGCGATAGACAAAGAGGACAGCACAAATTAGCTGACCCCGAAAGGTCACCAGGCGGTGTCGATCCGCCTAACCGGCGGCATTTATTTGTCCAGAGTGGTGTCGCCGGTTTTATTAAAAATTAAAAATTAAAACCAGGGTAAACTCACATGTTACCTTACCTCATTTTTATCACCATTATTGTTATCATTCCCATTTCATATGTATTGTATATTATAACGTCCAGGAGGATCTAATGACCATTGGAGAAATCTATACGATTAACCATCGCAGAAAAGGTCTGTTCAATATCAAGCTTATAGAAGAAAGTCCAGAGTGGTTTAAAGGCGAGATAGTTGCCGGAACCGCAAAAATGGTAGCGCATTTTACCGACGATCTTACAGTTGGTGATATCGTCAATTGCAAAAAATCTTTATGTACAATTACATAGGAGGGTTTAATGGATACTTTAACTATTATATTAGGTCTTATTGGCGGTTTTGTGATAATCGCTCTTTGGTTTATTGCGGTTGCTTTAGCATCCCAGGGCCGCAAGAAGTCCAAGCGGCAGTTCTAAATTGGAGGGTAAAGAATGAGTGATTATAAACAACGAGCGGAAAGCGCTGAACATAATTTTAGAATTGAACATGATAAAGTCAAAGAACTGGAAGCAGCTTTGAAGAAAATAAAAAAATATTGTAATGAAAGAAAAATATTGGGCATAGGTGAAAAAAGATATACAACTCCAAACGAGAGTCTAAATTTAATTTTAAGTTGGATAGAGGGGTGGGCACAAAAAGCATTGGAGAAATAATGTTCGAAAAGATAGAAAAGAAATGCCCGAAAGCGTGGGCGAAGTTTATACAAAATATTTATTCAAGAGAATGGGACAATATTCTAAAAAATAAATATCTAAAACTTAACAAAACGGCTGAATTTGAATTATATGTTTTATCTTTATCTCTTGCATCCCTAATCGGACACCTGCTATTATTCTTTGACGAGCAGGGGATTTATATAACTCCATTTTGTAACAATGCGGGGTTCTTTGGACATGAAATTAAAACATACAGCAAAGTGCACGAAATTATCACGGGTTTCAAAACCCGCACCGAAGCGTGGCAATCTGCAATCCCAAAAGCTTTTGAAATCCTGGAGGAATCGCTGTGAGTAATGAAGATTTTCTTATTATAATTTGGTCACTTTGCATTATTGTTATAATTGTACTTTGGCTCTTACCGCTTCATAAAAAAGTAGATAGAATATTAAAAAAACTTGAAACGAAAGACAAAAAATGACAGATAAAAATATCGAACATGCTTTAAACGCGATAGAAAAGATGTTGGTTGATACGGCATATCCAGCATTATTTGAATTAAAAAAATTGGCAGACATTAACGTAAAGGTTAGTTCGTATCATGATCCTGCCCTAATGGGATCATATTTAAAAGTAATAAGTTGGGAGAGAAAATGAAACCTTGTCCTAATTGTAAAGAGAAAAAAAAGAAATGTGCTTGCATGAAAAATAAATGCATAAAATGCGGTGAACCCGTTGGGAATATAACGTTTACTGTTTGTGATGAATGCTGGGATAAAAAGGAGAAACTAAAATGACGCATCTAATTCAAGGAAATAGGGTATATATAAAAGTGCCTTATGACCAGAAAGAAGTAATTAAGCAAATTCCAGGTTGGCGCTGGAACCCCAAACAAAAGCTATGGTCGATTCCATATGACGAAGACACCGTAGTCCTCGCAAATTCCCTCCTTGGCATTTCCTTGCCACAGCCTGTGATAAGTCGTATAGAAGATTCTGATAGAATTCCGGCGACCGACCTGGTTTTAAAAAATCTGTATAAGCATCAAAAAGAAAGCGTTCAAGTTGCTCGCAAGACAAAATACTTTGCCGACCTGAGCGAGCCCGGGACCGGCAAAACGTTGGTCCAGATCGAATTGATGCTTGAGCGAAACGATTGGCCGGTATTGGTTATATGCCCGAAATCGATCATGGAGCCGGTATGGGAGAAGCAACTTGATGAATGTAAATTGACTGGAATAATTTTAAATGAAGGATCTGCTAAAGTTAAAAAAGTATTAAATACAACTATGGATTGTTGGGCAGATAATGAATGCCACGAAATATTTTGGAATCAACGCATATATATAATCAACTACGAGATGGTTCCTCGAGTATTAGATGAATTAATGCAAATCAAATGGAAGGCAATTATATTAGATGAATCAACCCGGATCAAATCGCCGAATGCACAGCGCAGCAAAGCGATCATGAAGCTAAGAGATATGGTTAGCTATAGAAGCATCATGACCGGTACGCTGGCGCCGAACGGCCTGCAGGACGCATTTAACCAGTACAAGTTTGTCCAGCCAAATATATTTGGCGAAGTGTTTTATGCGTTCCGTCACCGGTATTTTACCCAGGGCGGCTATTTGAATTATGAATGGTTTCCCAAACCAGAGGCATTGGATGTATTCAAAAGAAAAGCAGCCGGTGTAAGCATACAGCATCATAAACGCGAATGCATTGATTTACCACCGCTGGTGGAAGAGATCCGTAAAGTTGAGATGCTTAGCAAGCAAAAGGAAGTTTATGAGCAGATGAAAAACGAATGCATTGTCTGGTTAAATGAAAATAACGCAGTAACCGCTCCTTTCGTTATAACGAAATTAATGAAATTAAGACAGATTGCCAGTGGGTTTATATATATGAACGAAAAGTCATTTCCAATATCAAATAGTAATCCAAAAGACGCCGCGATGTTTGAAATCTTGGATCAAATCGGTGATAAGAAATGCATAGTATTTGCTCATTTTAATAGAACAATAGAGCACATAAGAGAAAAATTAAACGGAAAGTCGATTGCATATTTTGGATCAGAAAAAAGCGTCGCATTAGAAGTATTTGAACATAAAAAAACAAACCCACGTGCCTGCCAAATTCTTATTGCCAACCCAGCATCTGCCGGTCACGGATTAAATCTACAGTTCTGTTCTAATATAATTTATTATGAACAGGACTTTAATCTGGAGAATTATATCCAGAGCATGCAACGAATTGAACGAATTGGACAGAAAAATAAAATGACGGTCTACCATTTACTAACGAAAGGGACAGTTGAAAATTATATATATAAGAAACTAAAACAGAAAGAAGATGTCAACAGGAAATTAGATATTAACGAATTGAAAGGGGCATTATAATGGAGCTTCCAGAAGCAATAAGCGACATGGTTAAAATAACCATGGATTGTCTTGAAGACGCCAGAATATCCGGATCTATTAAATTAATGCATCTTGCTACAAAAATGCTACCAGATAAAAAATTAGCATTAGTACACAAAGAAATTCTCACTACTATGAAGGAAGAAATAATAGGCAAGCCAGGAGCAGAAAAAGTGATTAAAGACATAGAAAAATTGTTCGTAACTTTAAATGAAATAGAGGAACTGTAATGGGATTTCTTAGGAAAGATCGCACGCCAACAAATAAAAAACTAACGCCGGCAAAAGTAATAAAAATAAAAGCAGAACAGGAACGGTTAATATTAGTGCTTGCAAATCACTACGACGTTACTCGGCAATGCATTAGAAACGTATTGATGGAGAAGACATGGAGACAAGTACACATAAGAAAAAGTTATTGAGCACCGACGCCTTCACCTGTATTCACTGTAAAATAACTTATCATAAAAATTTCCAAAGTACGGAAATTCAAATATGTAAAATATGTAAAAGAAAGGAGGTTGTACCTATGCAAGATAGTCGGGTTTTTGTAGTTAATCATGTTGGCAAAGATATGAGCGATGCCAAACAATACGGGATGCTAATTCCGGTTACAGAAGGGAATGTAGACGTTTTTAATTTAGATCGGTTGCTATATACTTTAAAAGATATACTGGGAACCTATCATTATAACCACAAGGAAGATTATATATTATTGAGTGGCGGGCTGCCGTTAAATTTTGTAATGGGAGCGATCTGTGGTAAGTTTGGGAGCGCATGGTTGTTATTATGGGATGCAAAAAATAAAAAATATGTAAAAAAGGAGTTTAAAATATGACATTAGGTGAAAAAATTGATAAACTTTTTGAATTAAGAGAGAAAAAATTAAAAGCAAAGGAAATTGTCTCAGATATTCAAAAAGATTTTGATATTATACAAATAGATATTATATCACACATGCAGGCTGAAGACGTTAAAGCCGTAAAAGGAATTAAGGCCAGCGCCAGCATAAGTATAGGATTTTATCCAGGAGTTGAAGACCTTGAGTTATTTGCCAACTGGGTAGTTAAAAACGGTAAATACGAGATGATGCAAAAACGGGTTAGCTCTGCTGCAATTAAAGAAATGTTAGACAGCACAAACAAACTCCCACCGGGAGTAAAATCATATACCGAACCAAAACTTAACTTAAGGAGAATTTAATTATGGCAAACAAAGATGTAGTAAAAAAACCCAGCGATACGGCAGTCGTCAAAACGAAAGACGGAGTAATTGCCGGCCTTGAAGGCATCACTCAGGACATGTTAACAATCCCCCGATTAAAACTTGTCCAAAAGAACAGTGTGGAAATTGATGATAAAACCGCCAAGCCAGGGGAGGTTGTTAACAGCGTAACAAAAGAGGTAATATGCGAGACAGATGAATCCCTTACTATTATTCCTTTAAAATTCCATCCGACACGACTAATGTTTCGGGATTTCGGCGAAGGAGGCGGTTTATTATGTCAATCACTTAATGGAAAAACAGGCAGGGGCGAACCTGGCGGGAATTGCATTGGCTGTGAGTTTAATCCAAATCCGTGGCCGATAGATGAAAAAACAGGCAAGGGCATTCCGCCTCCATGTACTGAATTAATAAACAGTTTTTGCATCGTTAGAGGATATGACTTTCCGATACCATTAACCGCGTCGTTCGGTAGAACATCGATGGGTGCGGGCAAGCAATTAAGAAATATGATTTATTTTGATGCGCAAAAAGCGCAAAAAAATAGCTGGCATTTCGCCTATAATCTTTCGACAGATTTTAAGGAAAATGTCAAAGGTACTTATTTTCAATTCAAAATAGCACCGGGAGGAATGGCAGAAAAAAACGAAATAAAAAAAGGAGAGGAGTTTTACAAGTTAATAACATCAACCCAGGTTGAAGTCCATGAGGACGAAGACGAAATAAAAGCAGAACAGAGAAACGTTGAAAAGAAATCCAAGCCAGAGGATGAGGACAAAGGCAAATTTAACGAAGACGAAGAAAATCCATTTGCAGACGATGAAGAATAGTTAAACCTTGCGCCGAGGGAGAGCAAGTGAGCATGCCGTTGGCCAACGGCAAAAGCGCTTGGGGGTTTGAGGGATAGTAATAATACCGGCAGGTGTTATTAGTGTAGGCGCATTTAAAATAAGGAAGTTGAATGAACTGGGTCGATGAGCTTCTTTCAAAAATACACTTTATTGATTTTTACCCGCGTGGAAAGAGTACTGGTCCAAACCAAATAATCATAAATTGCCCGTTCCACGAAGACGAGCATGCCAGCATGAGCATCAACGCCGCGACGGGCATGTATTATTGCCACACTTGCAACGAAAAGGGTAATTTTCTTACATGGTGTAAAAAGCAAAATTTAGACTTAAAGCAGATTGCTGCTGAAAACAACATTAAAACAGAACAGAAAAAAATTGATAAATCAGAAATAGATACAATGCATCAAGAACTAATTAAAAACGAAACAGCTATTAATTGGTTAAAGCGCAAAAGAGGGTTAGAAATAGAAACAGTAAAAAAGTATAAAATTGGGGCGTTTAATCAAAAATTTACAATCCCAATATATGATATATATGGCGAAATAGTAAATATCAGAATTCACGATCCAAGACCAGAGAAAGGAAAGCCAAAGGTCGCAAGCTGGAAAAGTGGGTATGGTGCTGCAAGATTATTTCCAGCAGAAAACTTATACAAAAATACGGTTATGCTTTGTGAAGGAGAAATGGATTGTATTCTGGCGAACCAGTTGGGCTATAACGCAATTACAGGTACAACCGGGGTAAGCACTTTTCCGGCGGAATGGGCAAAATATTTCAGTGGCAAGAAGGTCATGATTTGCTATGACATAGACGAAGCAGGTAAGGCCGGCAGCCAAAGAGTCGCAAAACTACTAAGTAAATTCGCCGACGCTATAAAAATAATAAACTTACCACTTGATATTGAGCAATATCCTGGTGGAGACTTGACAGATTATATTATAAATGGTGCGCAAAAAAAAGATTTAATAAAATTATTAAAAAGCATGCCGCTGTATATTTTGAAGGACGAAGATGAAGATAAGTTTTTCGAAGTATCATTAGCACAAGCAGATCATGGAAAATATAATAATAAATTTATAAGAACAAGCGCGCTTATTTCAGGCAAAGACATTGAGGCATATATTGTACCACAAAAAATACACGCAACTTGCAGCATAAATTATAGTGAAAAAGCATGTCCGGTATGTCCGATGAATTTTGACAGTGGCGACATTAAAGCAGTAATTGAAAAAAGCGATGAAAATATACTGTTGTTGTGCGACGTAACTAAAAAAGAAAAAACAACCGGGCTGAAAGAAATACTTGGTATACCACAAAGATGTAATATAGTTAATATCGAAGAAAAGAAAAGTTTTAATATCGAAGAGGTTGTGCTTACAACGGAGATAGAATACACGACTGACATAAATCAGGACGAACAATTTAAAACCAGAAGATCGTATTATATTGGCCACAACATTGAAGCAAATAGATCATATGACATGGAAGCAAAAACCATCGCCCATCCAAAGACACAAAAAGGAACACATTTAATATTTAACGCTAAGCCGAGCATGACCGCAATCGACAGTTACGAATTTACCGATGAAACTGTAAAAAAATTAGAAAAATTTCAAACAGATAATATTGAAGAAAAAATCCAGGATATATACGAAAGTACTGTCATGCACGTTACTGGATTAAAAGGTCGTGAAGATTTATTTACATTAACGCTTTTGACATATTGTAGCCCATTGGTGTGGAGTTTTGAAGACAAGCAATTAGATAAAGGATATCTTGAAAGCCTTGTGCTTGGCGATACAAGAACCGGAAAAACAGAAATGATAAAATCATTAATAGAATATTTTAAACTTGGAGAATTGGTCCTTGGTGAAAGTGCCTCGTTTGCCGGATTGGTTGGTGGGCTCCAACAGATGGGCAGCCGATGGCACTTAACCTGGGGGCGTATTCCATTAAATGATAAAAGATTGGTAGCTGTTGATGAGATGAGCGGACTGGCTCTATGGGAAATTGCGAAATTATCCGGCATTAGATCCAGCGGTAGAGCAGAGATAACAAAAATCAGGACAGAAAAAACATGGGCGCGTACTCGGCTCATATGGTTAAGTAATCCACGTGGAACCAAAGAAGAACATAATAAAATGCTCGGCGATTATAGTCAGGGAGTCAGAGCATTCCCAGAACTGGTTGGTCAAAAAGAAGATATGAGTAGATTCGATTTAGTTTTATTGTTGGGCATAGACGACGTGTCAATGGATATAATTAACACGCCAATAAAAGCGCCTAAGACATTTAAATATGTCGGCGACGATTTCCGAGATCTTATTATGTTTGCCTGGACATTAAAAAAAGAGCAAATAACATTTACTCAAGAAGCGATGAACCACATATATCAGTGCACAAAATGGATGGCATTTAAATATGATGAATCAATCCCTTTAATGATACCAAACTCACAAAGGGTAAGATTGGCAAAAATAGCGGTAGCAACAGCAGCGATGGTATTTAGCCATGACGGCAGAAATCTTATTGTAAATAAAATTCATGTAGAATTTGCCTACAATTACCTATGTAAGATATTCGACAAACCGGTAATGGGATACGATGAATATAGCCGGCTTGAAAAGACGCGTAAAAAAATATTAAACGAAGACGAGATAAAAGAACTTCTTGTTGACAAGAGATATGTAATAGATCAACTATTAGAAATTGAAAAAATAAGCCAGACAGATTTACAAGAAATGTTTGATCTGGGCAACAGGGGAGATACAAGAAAACTATTAAACAAATTACTGATCAACAAAGCATTAAAACGGATTAGCGGCGGATATGAAAAGACCAGAGCATTTTCTGAATTTTTAAGAACACATAAAAACGGCGAACTGTTTGATGCTGACAAAGTTGACGAAAGGTTAGAGGAAGAAGAAGATGAATTGCCATTTTAACGGAGGGTGAGAATTGCCAATGACTTGATCAAGCAAATATTCCGTGAGGATTTGTCATAATAACAACGAGGGCGGCTGGGGTAGCCGTCCTCTATAAAGGAGAAACTAATGGAAATTAAAATGTTAGAGATTCGAGATAAAGCAACCTTCATGCCGGTAATGGCTATTGATGTTTGTGCAGAATCTGAGGAACAAAAATATTTGTTGAGTAGGGCGGGGTTTGGAACGTCTGGCAGAGGAGATTATAAAATTGTAATAAAAATGGTTGGTGATATTACTGCAAACTACGATGAATTTAGTTGGGGTAATGGAGCTCGGACAATGCCAATTGCCCACAAGCACATAAGGGATTATTGGGACGATTTAAATGATGGCGACGTGGTAGATGTTGAATTCATCCTTGGTGAAACCGAAAGCAAGAAAGTAAGTGAACGATATGGGTAGCGCACAAGATAGAATAGAAAATAATTTCCCTGCTTTTATCGTTAGAGTAAATCGATCGGATTCTAAATATTGCAAATCCAAATCAATAACTCACTGGGAAGATTGGACAGGGATTTTTTATAGGAAAACTTTGGACAACGTTGAAGACCACATTAACCGATGTTTTCCGGTTCATTTAAATAAAGAAATTGCGATGGCAATTTTTATAAAAGAGGAGGTTGCTGCCCCTTGGAAACGCATAAAAAGAATACGATAAAACCACTGTTAAATATCTTATGGAAAACTAAAGAAGGAATTGCCTGTAAGCGGGCAATTAAGTATTTTAATAACCACTTCGATGAATGGGACAAAAAAAACATACAAGAAAAACTGGAGATATTTGAGCAGAAATTTGATAAACCATTAAACAATAAATTTCAACAATTGTTAAAACAATACGAGGTGAAAAAATGAATGATGAAACTAAAAGAAAAGAAGCAAAAGGTAATTTAGGAGAAAAATTATTTGAAGAACATTTTTTACATGACGGTAGATATGACGTAGCAGAAGTAAAGCAAAGATATTCACCGATAGACTACGTACTGATAAACAAAGAAACAGGAAACACTACGTTAGTTCAAATTAAAACTCAAGAACCTATGAGTAATGGAAAAATAGGATTTACAGAAAACATCTATAATATTTATATAAAATATCCTAAAGATATTCTGATAATATTCGTTGACTATAAGAATAAAAAAGCATATGGTAAACCAATTTCAGCTTTAATGAAATATGCTGAAATTCTTAAAACGCAAAACGGAAAAAATATGGTGAATTTTCCAATTCAAATAATGCAAGATATTTGGGAGTTAACAAAAAAAGAGATCGATGATATAAAAAATTTAACATTAGAACCTGAAAACAGTAGTCCTGAGTTTTATTCATTAATCGACAGGATGGAGGGAAATTATGGAGAAAAAGACAATGAAACATTTGACGCCGAAGAAACCACTCAATATTCCAATGATCGAGATATTTGAAGAACATAAAAAATATATTGATAAACATATCATACCGATGATGATCAGAAAAGGAATTATTAATTCAAATAGAAAATCTATAGATGATTTAGTTGGAGGTGAAAAATTAAGAGTAACTAAAGAAATTATCCATGCAATTCACGACGAATGTTCTGAGATAATGGGCTGGCTTCCATGGAAACATTGGAAGAATTATACTGAGCATAAACTGGAAACAGAAGAAATTAAATTTGAAATCATTGATTTACTACACTTTATATTTAACCTTGCGTTTATTTGGAATATGCCGTTCGACGAGATAGAAGATTATTACTTAGTTAAACTAAAAGAAAATATTAGAAGGCAAGAAGATGGATACTAAACCAACAGCGGTCGGTATTTCAGTTTTTTCTGGTCATTTTTCTGTAGGCATAAATAAATATTTTGATATTATTGCACACTTTGAAAATCCCGACTTTAAAAACTTTGGCGTAGATACGTTTAAGTTAAATTTTCCTAACGTACCTGTCTATGTTGACAAATGGCCAGTAAACAATTATAAAGGATGCGATATTTGTTATGGCAATCCGCCTTGCTTTGGATTTAGCATACTCAACACGTATGACAGAGGATTAGATTCAAAATGGAATAAATATATATACGAACTTTGTGAAACAGGAAAAAAACTAAACGCGAAAATTATAGTACTTGAGTCAGTCCAAGGCTTATATAAAAAAGGCCAAGAATTAATTTTAGATATATCAAAAAATATTTTATCAGATTATAAAATAAATATATTTCTTACTAATGCCCTTAATCATGGAGTTGCACAGAATCGCCCACGGGTTTTTTTTGCAGCAAGTAAAAAAGATTATATAAAATTTGATATTCCAAAACAACAAAAAGCATTGGTGCTTCAAGACATCATTTCTGATCTTGAAAAAATTCCGGTAAACAAGGGATTTAAACAAAAAGTTGGAAAGAAATTTATATATAATCATGAGATAGAAATAAGAAAAACATCTATGTTAAATATGTGGAAACATTTAAAACAAGGAGAAAGTATAAACGACTTAGAAGACCAGCATTTAAGTGATTACTTTTTAAACAAGCGGATAGAGAAAAAAAGAAAAAAAATATTTGGATTTTATGCGGACACGAAATTGCGATATAACAAACCTTGCCCAGTTATACTAACCGCTGACAAATATATTCATCCTATATTAAATCGTCAACTTAGTATACGTGAACGTGCAAGAGCGATGTCATTGCCAGATAACTTTAAATTTTCACCAACTATAAACATTGACAAACAAATGGCTGAGGTAGGAAAGGCAATCCCAGCAAACGTAGGAACTTACGTAGCAGAGCAATGTTACGATTTTTTAATTAATCAAAATAAAGAAATCATTCTTTTTGATGACATTCCAAACGTAACAGACTATACAAAAAACTGGAGGAAAAATGCCATATAAAATAGCTGTAGTGTGCCCAAGAAAACTGTTCATATTTTCTGATAGTAAGAAAATGTATACAATAGAGACAACGTTATTAAAATTACTTGGAAAAAGAGACCACAAAATAACTTTTTTTACGCCGATAGACTTGAAAAACGATGACTTGTTTTCAACTGTTAGAAATGTAAGTTATCAACATTGGTCGAAATTTGATCCCGAAAAATACGATATTTTATTTATCATTAACGGCAGATGGGCAAATTTATTATCTTGTGATTATATAATCGATGCATACAACGTTATTTCAAGATGGAGCGGTTCGATAATATATTCACAAAATGATCCCGATTTATATCTAATTTACAATGCAGAGAAATTGTTTGGTTGGGAATCTAAACAACATTATAAAGAAAAATTAGAAACCAAACCAGAAGAAATATTTAAAAATATAAAAAAAATAATAATTTGGTGTAATGCAGCGCATGTGAAAAAATATCGTGAAAAGCAAAACGACACGATGACATTTTATCAAACTAAAGAAAAATTATATACATTTAGATTTGTTGATTTATGCAGATTTGAATGCTACTATTTAAAAGATATGAAAATAATTAAAGACTATGAAAACAAAGGAGTATATGTAGGAAACATTAGAGAAGGAAGAAATCACTCTGTTGATAGATTGTTGAAAAAAATTGAAAAAAGAATAGATCATTACGGAAATAGGTTTTGGCCAAATTACAGTTTTATATATAAAAACTACATATTGTTTAACAATCAACAAAATATTATAAACAAATACGCATTCACAGTACAAATATATGAAGAAAGATATATGAAACTATCCTCATATTGCTTACGGCACTATCATGCAATATTTTCAGGCATTCCTTGTTTTATTGATAAAAATATGTTTTTTCAAAGTTCCGATTTTTCTCTTGAAGGCTATGGTGGATCACATGATATAGAAAAATATCTTTTAGTCAATGACTCAAACGAAATCAAGCAAAACTTAACAACAAGAAATAAAATAATGCCACAACTTAAAGAAAAACTATCAAGTTCATTGGATCTCAACAAAGAATTAAGCGAGATTGAACTTTTATTAAAGGAGGCCTTATGATAATAATTGAAGGACCAAACAATTCAGGAAAAACAACTCTTGCAAAAAAATTAGCAAGGATTTTAAACTACCACCATGTCCATGAAGGGCCGCCTCCTCAAAACATCGAACCATTAAAATATTATGCAGAAAAAGCATTAACACGAAGCTTGCGAACAGTACTTGATCGATTTCATCTTGGGAACTGCGTATACCCACACTTGAAACCTGGACGGAAACCGTTTGAAACATGGGAACAACATTTGATTGAAAGAATTTTATTAGCAAAAGGAGCATTGTTATTATGTTGTTCGGCGAACATTGATTTTTTAAGAAAAAAACATGACGAACTAAATGAAAACTTTATAAAAAAAGATCAAATACAACAAGAAATAAAATTATTTGAAACTACTATACAAAAGACAATTCTACCGATGATCTCTATGCCACTTTACCACAATAATAGGTTCATCGAATATGTTTTATCATTTTATGATTCTTTATGTCGTAGGAGTGCTGCTATGTCCTCGTATGAATGTTCTGGAAACATTTATGGAGGTAAAATCATGCTTGTGGGCAATCAATATGGAGATGGATCATATATTGGAACGAGCAGAAAACAAGCATTTGCATATCACTCTAACTCAAGCGCATATTTGCACCAGGTATTAGAATTGACCAAATTAAATCAACAAGATTTTTATATTACAAACGCAATAAAAACATCAAACGATTTTGTTAATAAAGAGATGGTGCACAACGAAAATGCTGCTATAAAACCAGGCATTGTAATTGCTCTTGGGAAAAAAGCAGCTGACTTATTAAAAAGGTGTAATATAAGACATGAACTCATTCCGCATCCGCAATACTATCTTAGATTTAAACATGATAAAATTCTCGAATATGCAAAATTAATAAAGGAAAAAGTAAATGAAAAGTATCAATCAAATTTATTTAAAGGTGCTGTCTGATTGCGTCGGAATAGCAAGCGTAGAAAAAACAAGTAGAGGATTAATTTATTACGAAGCAGCCGACACGCCATATGTCGTGGAGATTAACCCCGCCGATTCACTGATAACGTTAAAAGAACGAAGGCTTAATTACGCGTTTAATATTATTGAAAAATTATCATATATCAGCGGCGTCGGCTTTTACCCAAATATCATAACGTCATATAACAAAAACTATAGTAGATTTGTAGAATCAAACTTCATAGACCCGGGATCCTACGGTTACAGGATATCTCAGCAGCTTCCATATATATATAGCCTTTTAAAGCGGGATCCACAAACCAGGCAAGCGGTGGTAAATATTTATAACTATCTTGAAGACAATCGAGGCGACCGAGAAAATACCCCCTGCACGCTCGCTTTAAATTTTAAGGTATCTGAAAACGGACTCGATATGGTAGGATACATGAGATCGAACGATGCGATGTGGGGATTTCCATATGACATCAGCCAGTTTACATTTATACAAGAAGTCATGGCTCGTTGGCTTGAAATACCGATCGGAATATATACTCATGTTGTTACCAGCTTGCATCTGTATACAGATATGATTGAGCAAAAAGAAAAGATAATAAACGCGGGGCTATTATTTAATGATCATGTTCAATTTAAATGGGATCTTAGTTACAAGAAAACAGGGATGGAACTACAAGAATTTTGGTTTTATGAAAATCAAATAAGATCAGGAAAGCAGCTTAGTCGTATCAATTTTTTAACCGAATCGGAATATTTAGATAACGCACTTGAGGTAATCCAAAAACATTGGATAAGAAAAAATGCTACAAAACAAGAATATTAGTTTAATAAAAAAAATAGTTCATGAACGATTCCCTCTAAAATCCACAAAAATCAGATTTATAAAAATCCACGGTGGCCGATACCAAGAAACCGGTTTGCCAGACTTGATGGTTTTAATTTCTTTTAATGAAGGCGGCAACGCAAGGTACTGGCTTGAAATTAAAAGAAACTGGAAGGACGAACCATCTGATCTCCAAAAATTCAATATTCAAGACTTAAGAGAATTTGGCTTTATTACCGGATATGTTGTGGGAGATGGCTTTAAAGCCAAATGGTCTGAGAAAAAGCAAAAAAAGTTAATAAATATTTTTTGATCTAAACTATTATTTTTCTTCTACTTAAGCAAGGTAAATGAAAGTAGATAAAAAAAAATAATTTTTTTTGTTTACTTCTGTCTATTTATTGTGTATATTCTTATTGGGTGGTGAACAACACCAAACAGGTTCAACGGGAGCACCTGACCCCAAACTCCTCCACATCCCTGGCTCGGGAAAAAATGAATAGAGCAGACATAAGCCTGAAACACTTCCAAAAACCAGTAGTAATCTCTTTTGATGAAACATTGGTACTATGCGTGATAAGGCAGGTGAAATCAAAGATAGACATCAGGACGACATAATCGGATGATAGGCCGATTTCCTGGAGGAATCCTTAAAACAACCCGACTCCTTTTTCGCCAGCGATACCAAAATCAAGCCGATCGATTTTATCGATGACAAGTATTTTAGGTTGCAGGTTTTAAGACCTGACTGGCGGCTATTTTACACAAACCACAAAGGAGAAACAAAATGGTACAATCAAGAGAAAGCAAAAACAACGCAGCAAAATTAATTAATCGCCACATTTCAAAAGCAGAAAAGACTATTCAGGAATTTCAAGACAAAGTTAAAGACTGTGAATTTCTTACTATTGCAATGCAACTTGAAGCATATGGCGATGCAACAATGGAAGCAGAAACAGCATTAAGAAATTGGTTGATGATTTATGATGAGTTTCAGAAAACATCTCGTCTTTCTGAATTTAAAATATGGTTAGTTGTCAACGCTAAGATTTGGAAAAAACGTCACTTTAATAATGCTCACGGAATATTTGGTCATTATCATAGTTCAAGTTCACCAGTAAGGGTTGCTCGTGAAGTTGCGGAAGCAAAAGCAACTATACAGTTTATAATTGATGTTGAAGATTTAGTTGAATTTATGGAAGAAGAATAAAGTCTAACCGATGAGGATTTAATATCCGAAACCTGCCTTCGGGCGGGTCTTAGACAAAAACCACAAAGGAGAAAGTAATGAGTAATATATTACAGGGTGAAAAAGAACATTTGGACGATGAGATTAATGCCAAGTGGGATGAATTTTATGCCATGTCTTATTATGATCAGTTAGACAAAATAAGAGATATTGTTAATGAGCCGATGGTTGATTTAGAAATTGAGGCATTGTTTCCCCATGAAACAATAAAGGCAATAATTCGATTGATGGTTACAGAACACGAAGAAAAAATCATTGATAGTTTTTTCTGGGAACCAGAGCCAGGTAAATAAAGAGATTAACATGAAAATTAAAAAAAGAGATAGACCTCTCCATATTACCCCGAGCCGATTAAAACTTATAAGAAAGCTCTTTAATGATCCCAATATCATCGTTTTTAAACTGCGTCAAAGATATAATCTTCAAATATTTTTCAGAGATTGCGCTTTTACAAAATTTAAAAACAGAATGTGGGACATTGGTACTCATGGCAAAATTGAATCATCGTTCTACGATGAGGATTGGGATTTAGTTGGCTATTATTTAGATGGAAAAATTAAATGGTATTAAACCAAAAAGGAGAAAGTAATGGTTAAGAAATTAAAACCAGTAGAAATCATTGCATTAAAGAATGCAGTTAACGGTGACTACAAAGCAGCCAGGGCAAAAGTAAAACCTGGGCAATATCCGGTAGAATTTACCGTAACGGTTAAAGGCACGTTAAAGGTTGGTGAGGATCATCTTCGCGCTGACTCGCTTGCAGATCCTTGGTTAATAATGTACTTGATGTCAATCAAATTAACCAAAGAAGATATCGAAGCCTGTATTACTTATGCTAACAAAACCGATATGGATGTAGAAGAGTTTAAAAAATATATCAAAGAGCGGTCAAAATTCAAACGGGTAGACGTCAGTGGCAAAGTTGATAGCAATTTATTTGTGAACGGCTGAAAAGCGTAAGCGGGATTTCGCATCCCGCCAGCCGCTATTCATTTAAAACAGAAAGGAAAAACAATGACTTTTAGCCAAGCGGTTGAAAGAGCAATGAAGGATTATTATGGCAATGATTCTATTGCTACAAGAGTTCCAATTTTAACAAAAACCAAACAAAAGGAGAACAAGATGAACACGCAGCAATTAGAAACAATGACTAAACAGGAATTAAATCGTGCTTTAACGCCTTTTATGGGCGGTTATACTTCCGGCAATTTAGCCAACGTCAAAAAAGACGATCTTGTTTCAGAGTTGCAAAAACACCAAAAAGAAGCAGTAACAAAACCGAACAAGAAAAAATCGTCAACTCGTAAAGATTTATTGTTAAAAAAAGACGAGTTGTTAAGATCTGCTGGAGAAAAAATTAAAGAAATTTTTGGCGTAGACCCAAATCCTGCATTAAGCAAAGGAAAGCAAGTAGCGTGGAAATTTAAAACAGAAGAGAAGAGGACGATGGGCATTCTTGTAAGATTAGATGGAACTTATACTGTATATTACAAAGGACAAAAATTCAACGCAGATGAAATCAGCGAAACATTGTTAAACGGTGATTACACATAGCCGAAGTGGCGGCTTAAAATAGGGCATTTAGCCACTTGCGGGCGAAGCATGAATCATATACATCTCATGCCAGGATAAAGAAGCATTGTCCAGAACCATTACTCGCCATCTTCATAATATGCGGACTAAATACGATGTACAAAAAGAAAAAGAAAATGGCGAAGTTCTTTACAGTATCAACTCGAGGTAACAAGCACGATGGTCGCAGGGCTGGTTCAACTCCAGCCCGTGCTGCAAACCACAAACAAAAGGAGTAAATCATGAGCAAAGAAAAACTGATTGATCCGTTTTTCCCGTTAAAGGTTGAGAAAGTACAAGCAGTCGAATCAGGTGTTTTGATCCCCAGACAGGCTATTTTCAACGCAAATACGGGCAATCTGGTATCGGTCGTATCTAACCGGTACAAAATCGTCCAGAATGATGTTCTCGTAAATACGTTTGAAAAATATCTGAACGATACCGACGTGAAATTTTCACGAACTGGAGCAGGATGCAACTTAACTGGAAGCCGGTTCTGGGCAAATTATCGTTTCCCAGACATTAAAACCAACGTCGGCGAATACGAAACTGGATATGGTAGCATGACAGATGACATAGAACTGATGTGCGATCTTTGGAACGGATATGGTGACGGTATTAGCAAAGGAATGAGCATTGGCGGATTGCGCAAGATCTGCTTGAACGGTTTAATGACCAAAGAAAAATTGTATGAATGGCGTGACAGCCACGTTGGAAGTGAAGAAGATCTACTGGATATATTTATTGTTAATTTTGAAATGGCCAAGGAAATATTCTACAATGATCTTGCAAATTCCTGGGAAGAACTAACCAAGCTTGATTTTGACAAAGTTCAAGCGGCTGTGGTTTTACGTTCATTGGAACTCGGCAAAATGTATAGCAAAAAAATTGGATATATCTACCAGCAGAAACTAAAAAACGATGAACTTAAAACCATGTGGGATTTCTACAATATGGTAACTTGGTTTACAACCCACGTAATGGAGAATCGAAACCGCAGGAGAGCAATTGACGCTTCGATTCAAACCAGCCAACAATTAATGGGATCAGAATAATTACTTTTCATTAGCACCACAGATCAAAGAGGAAAACCGATAGCCACAAGCGACCCCGACCTTGGCGGGACATTGGGCGGAGTCGACTTTGATTGAGTGCAGGTTTTACAGCCGTGGGAGAAAATTATTATTCACAAATGGAAAGGAAATCAAATGAAGAAAGGATTAGGTTATATCTTGGCAATAATGTTTATGACCCTGACTGCAATTTATTTTGCGGTTCAGATAGTAAGAGGGTTATTATGAAAAAACCATATGATTACAAACAGAAAAGCCCAATGGATAAATGTATTGTCTGCGGCGAACCACTTAAGATGAACTTGATCGCAAAAAAAGGAACAGGCATCCCGTGTTATAAATGCGAGCGTAAAATAAAAGACAGAAATCCTCGGGCAAGAAAGGATAACAAGCTTCACGGGACAAGGAGAATAGATAAGATCGATATTTAAAAATTAACCTCGGCCAGAAATGGTCGGGGTTTTTTTATGTCTAAACCAACTCAATTGCCTTAACGGTAATATGGGGAGGATGCCAATGAATTGTCTTTTCCAGGATCATCCATTTTTGAGTAGCAACCGTGGCATCGACCATATCATCACGCATGGCAGCGTGTTGGATATTTATTGCATCTCCGATTTCATAATGGATAGCATTGTACCATGTTTTAAACGAGACCAATGCTTTGCTAGTTAGCACCCAATCATCCAAAAGATCCCTCAAGGCAGTAGCGTTTGTTGAATCAGAAATAAGAAAATTATTTAACGTCAGCGTTTTGCCGGACCCAACCGTAACGCTGCTCAAAAAAGTACCGACATCTCTGCCGTACCTTATTGTCAATGCGTCATATTTTTCATTGCCTTTTGTTCTGTTGTATTGGAATGAGCCTTTTAGTATTGGATGATTGCTAAAAAAACCGCCAACAACCGATTCGTCATCGGTGAAAATATCATCGGCATCTGGAGTTCCGCTGGCACTATTTTCAAAATCCAAACCAGCAGCCTGTGGAAAATCTAACCGCCAACGCCTAAGCATTGTAAAGTTTAGATTGAAATTAAACATCTTGCATATTTGCTTTAATAAAACCTCAGCATCTTGCTGCTGATAAATACTGCCACAAGCAGCGATACTAACAGCATTAAATATATCAAAAGTATCATCAAAACTTTGCTCGCATTCAATTTTATCTTTTGTGGTATCTGGATTGCCGTTATAAATCCCAGTATATCCAAGATCGTCTCGCAAAATACTTTCTATCGCATCAGCAGGATTCTCAATAAGATTTCCAGAAGTTTTCCTGCTGCCAGACAACCCAGTCCAGACGCTTGAATAATTGCGTCCCTGACCACGAGAATAAAAAACTGGATTGCTTAACAAATCCTGGTCAAAGTCACTTGGTATAGTATCCCAAACAGTAATGTTTTTAACCACAACATAAGCACCCCCAGAAGACCCGCCAACATTAACAAAATAATCATCTGGATCAGTCGCACTAAAAACCTGAACATGCTGGCTTGTGTCCGCCATCCCACCTTGTAAAGTTAAACTCACCTGCAAACTTGAAGTCGCCACATCATAAACTCGCAACCTCGGCGCACCGGTAACATCTATCGCTCCAAAACTAACTAACCAATATATCGTCCTACTACCATCATGATCAAGTTGACCAAGATTGGTTCTATCAATTGTTTGAACGCTTAAGTTTTCAGTGCCGGTTATAGCATCAGTAGTCGTTGAATCTCCATCAATACAATTAGCAAAACCAGCAACATCATTATTATAAATATTTGTACCGGTAGACCACTCAGCAGTTAAATGATGCATTATAAATGGATCGATAGTATAACTTAGAGCACCGGCATCATCTCTCGTAAAGGAATTTTCACTTTCAGAATTAGTCATTACAAATGTTTCAGTAGAGCCAAGCCTAAAAGGGCACCAACTATTTTCAACTCTTATGAAAGCCCACGGAGGATTATAATCATTAGAAGTAGCTGTGATCATTTCTTTGAAATTTGTACCAGTAGGAAATTCCGTCATATCGTGATTAGCGACATGGAAATGATCAAGATCAGCAGGAACGTCTCTGCCGCTATAAATTACTGCGGCCAATCTATGTTCGTTCCACTCTGCCCAATATTGGAAATCATTTGCCCAATTAAAATCACCAAACTGAATTTGTTCTGTATAACCAGATGGACCAGCATAAAAAGAATAAGTATCGCCAAGAAGAGTTGCAGGTAATTTGCCCAAATCTAATTCTTTATTCTTTAATTTAACAGTTAAAGTATTTTGTTTTTGATTATAACTACTAATGATACCAGAATATATATTTACAGCATCGTCATAATCATAAGCAGTGCCATCATCAAACTGCAACCATACATTAACTTCCGTTCCAATAATTTCGGGATCAGATAAAAGGCGAAGAGCAATAGTACCTCTAAAATCAACCAATTGAACATTAGCAGACCCAATAGAACTCATGCCATTAATAAGTTCGGGCATTTTAACATTGACACTTAACCGCATATTTTTTCTAAGAGAATCATAAACCCTATGATATAAAATCCAATCTAATCCTGACCCATTAGCAGCATAATCATCAAGACCTGCCGCTGTATCGCTATTTAAGCTTGCGATATCTGTATCCCAAGTACCATCAATAAAAAGTTCATCATCCTCTTTAGTGTTCCATTGTAGAAACTTTGCGGTTGCTGATGAAAAATAATTATTTCCAGTCACTACTCCATCAGTACCAGTCTCTCTTATCCACTTGCCCCCGTTGCTAAATCTGCGATAGTTATTAGTGCCGGGAAGTTCTGAGAAATCAACCAGCAGTAATATTTTATAACCTTGCTTAAATTGTTCGGTAGTTATTTGGGCGGGCACACTATATAACATTATTATTCCTTAAGCAGAACAATTGAAACACCATATCGTCCTCCCTGGTCTGCTGTCATTCCAAACTTCTTTTGCCATAACCTGACTGTATGGGTGGCGCCGGTTTCATCGGTCATTGTAAAACTGTTCTCAGCCCAATTTACCTCAGAAGAACTAAACCATGTTTCAAGACCATTAACCGTTCCATTGTACATGTCTTTGCTAAGATGATTAAATACTAATTTCATTAATTTTAAATCATCGCCATAGTCAGTAACTTTTGGAGTATTTGATTCTGTTAAATCCATTTGTTGATTGATTGTATATTCAACAGTAGAATACGGAACAATTCTTCCACGCTCAAAAGTTAAATTTGATCTGCCTGCTTTTGTAAATACTATGCTCATTAAAATACTCCTGTCACTGTTTCTGTCCCAGCATTTAATCTAATCTTTTCATCATTGATAGCATCCACAATCGCATCTTTAAAATCTCCACTTTCAACAAATTCCGCAACGCCCTGAGAATCAATAGCGGAAATATTATTCACTATTTGTATTGACAATCCACCGCCTCCGCCACCATCGCTAATGCTTTGTCCAGCAATTAATTGCCTTATAGCGGGCAAGTTGTCACGAGCGGTTTCTGTTGGGATCACTGCTTCACCTGGACGCAATAACGCTGGAACCGAATCAAATCCCGCAGATACTATTCCGGTTTGTGCTCTTATTGGCTCAACAATCCCGCCACGGGCCATCGCTGATATCTTTGCGACATTTGACAATCCAGCAGCCACCGCCGCCGCTGCAGCAATAAAACTCCATGGCGGCGGCAAAGAAGCAAGCGCCCTGTTCGCAGCAGCATAAGTATCCATTAAGGCCTGAGTCATTAATGCACCTTTTGCTATTGCAGTGTGTTTGCCAAAAAGAGAAGCAATATCATTTAATGCCGTTCTTATTGCCATTACTTTAGCTCTTGCTGCCAATTTATCAAGCTCGATTTGTCTTTTTATAGCAGCCTCTTTATCCATTCTTTCTTGGATAAGAAATTTTAACATCGCTATTCGTTTTTTCTTTGCGTTCTCCTTGACAGTATTTTGGTACATCATGTCTGATTCTAATTTGCTGAGGTCAGTTGCTACTTGGTATTCCAAAACAGTATCAAAAGCTTCAAATTCTGTTTCTAATTTTGTTTGAGCTGCCTCATCAAGCGAAGCATAATATGCTTCCCAGGTAGCAAACTTAAGACCAGCTTTGATTTTATCCTCTGGGTCTGGATCAGCAGCTGCCGCTCCCCGTTTATCAAAATCATCTAATGCTTTTTTTGTTGCTTTTAATTCAATCTTTAAAGTTCGTAGTTCTGCGGAATATACAGCAGCACCCATTCCACCTTCTTGAAATTTTTTGGCAAGTCTTTTTATCTCATTAGTAACCTGGATAACCCTAACCTCAAGCTGTCGCATATTTAATTCATCTAATCTATTCTTCATTATTTTCATTTTGCCGGCAGCAGTTTCTGTGGCATCCCCAAGTTTGCCAGTTTCTTCTGTAGCAGTAACTGAAACAGCAACATAAGTTCCAACTGCAGCAGCCAGGATTCCAGCAGCGGCATATAATAATCCAACTGGTCCCAATGCTATTGTAATCGCTGTGGCGAAACTACCCACCACAATTGTTAATAAACCAAAAGTTATAATTGCAGTTTGCATTGCCGGATCTAATTTAGTAAATCCCTCTAACAATGAAAGCAATCCTTCAGCAACTGGTAATAAGTTTTCACCAATTGATATTAATGCGTTCTCTGCTTCTGCTCCCATCTGGCTGAATCTAAATGCAATGCCATCTGCCATTACACCAAAAGCCTTATCAGTTGCTCCAGCAGTTTTATCCATCGCTTTTACGTTTTCTGTAAATTTATCTGCCAGCGTACCCGTTAAAGGGAAAATTCCTTTTAGTGCTCTAATATTAGGGAAGAACGATGCAATTTCAGTTTCAGTCATTTCCTCTGTAAGTCTTTCTAACGTACCAGCAAAACCCAAAGATTCGAACGCCGCACTTCCAGTATCAAAACCCAACGCTTTAAGCCTGGCGCTCAAAGCAGGCATAGGTTTTAACATGGCAGACATTGTAGCGACCATTGAAGTCATAACCTCATCAGTTGACTGGCCGCCAGCAGTTAGCGTTGCAATGCCGGCAGACAATTCTTCAAAGCTAACGTTAACCTGAGGAGCTATTGCAGCAGCACGCCCAAGACCAGACGCCAATTGATCAACTGTAGTTTTGCCTAAACGAACAGTGGTAAACAAAACATCGCTAAAATGTTCTGCATCTTTAGCACTTCTTCCATAAGCATTAAGAACAGAAGTCAAAACGTCGGCAGTTTTAGCAACAGTAGTAACACCAGCAGATGCAAGGCGGGCAGCAACATCTAAGAGTTCTGCACTCTCAGCAGCATCGGTAAATCCAGCACTAATAATATCATACTTCGCTTTGGCCATCTTCTCAACGCTTTGACCAAACTTGGCGGACATAGACTTGACCTCTTCGCCCATCCTTTTAATGTCTTCATCAGTGACTCTGCCAAGCAGTGTTCCGATCTCGCGAATACTTTTATCAAACTTTGCAAACTTTGCAATGCCTATTGCGCCAACAACACCGGCAGCAATGGCCATCTTGCCCAGCCTTGCCGTCGCTGCTTTCGTGGCTGCTTCAAATTTTTTAACATCGGCGCCGGCAGCCAAGAAACCTTTTTTCATAAGGTTTTGAGCAATAATTCTTACTATTACATTTGACATATTATCCTAACACCGCATTGTTGTAAACTGAATGAGTTAATGAGATCAAATTAATAGCACCCTGTTTACTTATATGCATCGCACTCCAATCAGTATTATCCAAAACAACTTCCATTTTTTCAAGGGTCTTAATATAATAAACCATGGATTGCTTTCCCTTAGTTCTTTCAATTTTTTCCAACCTGGACAAAGACGTTATCTTGTTCCACAAATATATGACATCCCGCTCAATTTGGTCCAGGTCCATATATTCGTTTTCATCTCGAATATGGTTATCAGTTTTACAACATATTTCTTGCCAATCATCACACGAAACATCCTTGCCTTTTTCAAAATGACTGAACCTGCATGCCGAACATACATCAATTGGAAAATTGTATATCGCTAAAGTCCGAACATGCGCTAAGAGTTTTTTTCTGTTTTGCTTGGGCTCTTAACCGCATCTTCAATATTAGGCGATTCTGCTAATACGCCATCGCTACTACTAATTGCAGCGATTAAGTCAGCAAGTATTTCATCTGGAATTAATCTAATGTTTTCAACGGTAAACTCAACTTGATTGTCATCCCAATCTTGTACATTTTCCCATCCTAATAAATGAGTTTGTAGCATTTCAAATCCAGCGGAGCCAGCGTCCATTTCGCCACGCTTTGTGTGTTTACGCCTAATTGCGCTGGCTCGTTCGCTGGAAATTCTTTTATAATAAAAAGTGGTTTCGCCTGCAATATGAACTAATTTCTCATCCTTCTGAATTATCTTGACTGTTGACATCTTTAACCTCCTCGGCTTCAGCCGTTTGTTTTTCTACTGCATTTATCATAGCCATTGTAATAATATAAGCTATGGATTTTTTATCTTTATAGTTTTTGGCAAATTTCTTTTTACCAGGCAAAGAAAAAGCATCGCTGTAATCCCGCCCCTTATATCTTATTTTTACATAATATTCAAAGCTCGATAGTTTTTTCTTTTCCAACACCTTAATACCGGGACTTGGCATATCTCACTCCTTGTAATATTGAGTTCTTAGTTTCAACCATTCTTCGATCATGTTTTATTTTTAATGCCATATCTAAATAATGAACGGCTCTGTTGCCATCTTTTACATCGCCAAACCATGTCCACAATCCCCTATAAATATCTGCGTAATGAACACAGTTCAAGAAAGTCCATCCCTGGTCAATGATTTTTTTATCGAGTAGTATTTTATTTGCCGCTGCCTTTTCTTTATAGGTGCGCTTCTCTCTGAACTTAAAATTATTAATTGCGCACTTGCTATTCTTAGAAAGCTGGCCATTAAACATTAATTTGTTATGAACTATTCCTTCGTATTTAAAACCCTTTCCATTGCGGAACATCCGCTCGACAAAACCTTTAATGACAACGGGTTTTTTTACCCAATGCGGATCTTGCATAAAACTAAGAATACTAAACTCCCAGATATCTATGTTGGGGTCAGACATTAATTTACGGATAGTTTCAAATTGATCGAGATAAATCCACTCGTCAGCGTCAAGAATTAAAATCCAATCCCCAGTAGCCATATCAAGCGAAGCATTTCTGGCAGCGCTAAAATCATCGCACCATTTAAACTCAGCAAACTTTAGAGTATTCTCACTCTGCATTTCTTTCAAATATCCCACAGTGCCATCAGTGCTGCCGGTATCAACCACACAAATCTCATCGGCAAGATCCTTGGTGTGCATAATGCTTTCAGGCAAACTTAAAATCTCGTTTTTAACCATATAACATACGCTTAATTTCATAATGGATTTGTGCTGTTTTGATTTTGAATTGTCATTAACAGTTCTTGAACTGGTTTTTGTATCTTTATAGAAGTCGCTGATTGCGTCATAAACAACTTCCCTTCAATAATCTTCGACGGTTGGCCGCTGCTTAAATTTAAGCCACTATTAATGGCAACTGCTGCTCCTGTTTTAAAATCATAATAGTAAAGATCTGCACCAGCCCCAGTTGGGATCATAATTAAATGACCTTTCCAACTATGCATTGATTCAGGGCTAATACCAATCGAAGCGTCTACTACTGTCCATGTCGTCCCATCAAAACTATTTAAAACGCCAGCATGAGAAACATATAATTTACCATCATGAATTGCTACAGCCTGGATAGCAGAACCAGTACCAATATCAGTGCTGGTTGTCCAGCCGGTTAAATGCGTGGCACCGTCAAACTCGTACACCCTGGTAAAAGTAGAACCATCGCTGCCAACCATATAAAGATTTCCATTATAAGTTATCAACCCATTCGCATCTGTAGAAGTTGTGTCGCATGATAATGACCAATTGGTATCTTCGTCTGGATAATAAAAAACTTTACCGGTAGAACCTTCAAGGCAAAAGAATTCATCATTAAATCCTTCGAACCTCCTTACGTCCCCTGCTCCAATATCACAATTTGATGACCATGCACCATTTTCCTGAACATAAATCTCACCTGCGGAGTCACCAACGAACATCTTGTTTCCAAATGCTTTTATAGCCCCCCAAGCATTTGTTCCAGTATCTGTACTTGTGCTAAAAGTACCATCTAACGGATTCCAAATTTCAATCGTCCCGGCGCCTTGCGCGGTATATATGCCATCCGGCCCAACAGCAATGTCGATAATATTATTGGTTGTAGTATCTGACGTAATTGTAAGATAGGAATTAAACGCATGATTGACCCAATCGATTATGTCCGGCACTTCCGCTTCGAAAGCCAACGTTTGTTTAATTAATTCTGCTCCAGTTATTGGAGCATCTGCATTTGTAAATCTCACCGCTGGCATATGAATGTTCATCTCATAAGATTCGCTGTCAATAGCAGATCCTGTAAAATTAATCCACAATTCATACGTTGTGTATCCACTAACTGCTTTAAGAAATGTATCATTTTTATATCTTGGAATTTCAATAGTTCCGGTCAGCCGCCTCATCCCATTCCTTTCAGGCTCAATAATATTAAGATCTGATTCGCTGTCTTGACTTTCTATGTCCAGATTATTTTCCAATGCCCAAGTAATTTTTGAAGCCCCTATTTTATCAGTGGTCGTAAATGCTGCAAAAGAATCCACAATTGCCGCTGAATCGGATCTCGTTTCAATCGCTGTTGAACTATCTACAGTCATCCCGACAGTAGCAGCCATCTGCATGCTTGCTCCAGATACACTAAACGTTTGACCATCAGTGGTATAAATGCGAAATTTTCTAAGGTGTTCATCATACTCCATTTTATAAACACCATCCACATCAGCGTCAGCATTTGCCGCAGCCACTATTGCTTGGCAAAGTTCGTACCCAGTATAGGTGCCATCGGCAATGTCCAAAGTAACATCTCCGCCACCGTCATCAATAATAAAAGTATCATTAGCAGCAGCAATTGTAAATTGATCTCTGGCCTTGAGATACAATGTCATATCTTCCCAAGATATTTGTTCAGTATTACTTGGCAAAGACCATGAAGCGCTATTAGGATTTGTTGCACTGTCAAAGGTTATTGTTTTTCCAGCCAAAGTAAAACTGAATGTAATACGTTCCGGACCAGCCTCAAAAGTCATAGCGTTGCACATAGCTGACGCCAGTTCCCAAACACTTGTATCTTTTTCAAAGCATAATGATCCACGTCTTTGAGCATTCCCTGACGGCGATGTCATTTCATATCCATTAAAAGCACGGGTGCTCATATCGGCTGATGGTGAGAAATAATGCTCGTTGGCAGAAGTGCTTGTACTTACAGGGGACAATGTTTGATGACTCATCCCCACCGCCATCGCAACTAATTGTTCTAACCCAGCATAATGCGCTTCAACCAATACGTCGCCACCGTATTTTTTAAAGATTGGATATAAACTTTTCGCACCTACATTCCCGTCATTATGAATCGCTTGCGCCTGTTCAATTGCATGGCTGACACTTTCGCTTATAAAGTGAATTTGATCATCGGAACCACAATCTGTGCTGGTCCCCCATGCGGTTGTGCCTTCAATTTTGAAGGCCGCTTTACTTGTAACACCTTGTCCTGGCATTTATTTTTTCTCCTTATGCTTGCGTGGTTCTACCAGACTTGGCCTCAATACCAATCTCATCATCAATAGTATCACTGTCCTGGTACGTCATATAAGCATGTTTTGCCGCCAACCTGTGTGCCTGTATATTAATTTCCGGTTTGATTAATTCTGCCCCGCCAATATTTGCCGTTGGGTCGCCCACAATTTTAACGTTTGGCAGAAGCATATTAAATTCATAACTACCGCTGGCGACTTTTAGATCTGCTTGCAGAGCAGTCCCATTGTTCAACCAAGTAAAAATTTGATCTGAATCGTATCTTGGTAAAGTAATTTTCAGATCCACTTCTCGCTGTCCATTGCGAACCGGTTCCAATGTTAACAAACTGTCTGTATGGCCTGAATCAATAGTTGAAAATTCCGGCTCTGTCAAATTGTTATTGCAAACCAATTCAAAACTATCAATCTTATACTGATCGCCAGCAGCCAATGAATTTGCCTGATCGCCGATTCTAAACACCAAATCATCATACACCATAGCAGCAGGATCATCGGTATTTGAAAGACCTGTTACCGCTGCAATGGCATTTGTAATTCCACCATCACCGGTTCTTAATAAATCATATCCAATAATTTCTACTGCCAGCGTGAACTTGCCCGCAGATTCTCCAGCGATCGTTAAGGTATTAATTTTTGCACTAACAATTTCCCAGTTACTGACTTGCTTATTAAAACAAATAGTGTAAAAATCATCAACCGCATTAGCCGTTTTGTACTGGTTTAAACCATTACCGGCATCTCTGGCACTGGCTCCAAAAAATCCACGTAAGAAATTTTCAAGCCCGATAGGATCTCCACTTTCTTCGTCCCATATAAACTCACATTCCAATCCACCAAGAACACTAACGACGCTGTTCTTTAAACCCTTACGGCCGACTGTGCCATCTAAATATTGTTTTTCAAGTTGCTGTATTGCTCGGTTTATACTCTCGCTTGAAAACGGAACGATGTCCGTGACCGCTACAGCGGTTCCAAAACTCGATTCTTTACCAAGCGCGCATCTTGAAGCAACGCCTTGACCTGTACTCATTATTTTTCTCCACTGTTAATTAATATTAATTCACCGTTTTTTATATCATAAACCGCGCCACATCTTAAGCACTTTATCTCTCCTGCAACTTCGCCTTGGCTATTTTTGTATAATAGTTTTCGTTCACATTCCATACCAAATTTAGGATCACCGTCATTAGATATAATATTAAAACATCTAACAGCCTTGATCTTTTCTTGTATTTTCTTTTTTATTATCATGGTGTTGTTATATCAAAATCATATTTCACACTAAAAATTTGAGTTATTGTGGCCACACTATCCTCAAGATCTAATGTCCCTTCACAACTAACATAATACGTGGTATGGACAAAAGCGGGAAGACCAAGATGCCGGTCAAGCATAATTGCTTTCGCTACATCTTCAATCATATTTTCCCGGCTATCAGATAATTCTTCTTCGCCTACTTTATTTTTCACATAACTGATCACTGCAATCGGCCAGCCGTCAGTAGTATTTCTTCCAGTTCCAGAAGTATATTCATCATTAGTCAATGGCTCAAAAATTCCATCAAGTGGTATTAAGCAAACAGTTGGATATTGATTAACTTTACTATATGGAATGTAACCATAAGAAACCTTTTTAACTGTATCGTTATATCCAGCTGAGTGTGCTATCGTTTGTAATTTTGTTTTTATTGCAGATAAAATCTGTGCTCTTTTAGACGCCACGTTCAGCCATCCTTACCGCTATGTCGAGTTTAGTTTTCATGATTTTAAAGATAGCTGTATCGCTATCATCAATGGCTGGATTCAAATATGCTCGCTGAGGAATCCGAACCGACTTATTTCTACCGGCCTTACCACCGTATTCATGGATTGCGGCATAAGGAACTTTACTGCCTATCTCAGCAATCATATCTTTACCATCAAAAACAATCCTTCTTATGCTTTCTTGGCCGTGAGTGCTTTCTTTGCCCAAGATACTACGTGCTAACCGCGATGTTACTACGCCTAATTTTTCTCCTGCGCTTTTTCTTTTTCCTGTTCTGCCGGTTGCGGCATCCACCACGGAACGTACTTTCATGTATTTTGACACAGCTTTTAATCCAACATGCTCCATGGATTCAATTAAACCAATTCTAACCATCTCTGGAGAAATAGTTTGAAGCCGACGAAACATTCGAATCATATCTTTTTGATCAACCGTCATAGTTACTGGCACTATATTGCTCCTGAATAACTATCTAAAATTCGCTTTGCCTCGACTGGCATATCTTTTATAAATTCCATGGTTCCTTCCCCGTGAGGCAATATTGTTTTTTTCTGAGTCAAATTCCCTTTACCCGCTGCACTTTCATTGTGTAGGAAATCTATAATTTGAAGGGCAGCAACTTTTAAATCATCTGGAACACCGGTAAATGCATCTGTCCCTATACTTAAATGACTTGTCCCGTCTTGCGTATCTGTACTCGTGCTGAACCCTAAAAGTTCTGCCATGTTTTTTAAACTGCTGGCACCGGAGAACCACTTCAAATCGAAATCAGTGCCTGAAGAAAAAGTAAATTTTTTACTTGACTGGTTATAAAAAACAGTATAAGCCAAAGCCAAATCCGCAGAAGCATTCAAGGCCGCAGCTATCGCTGTCGCAAGTCCTTCGGCATCATACCCTTCAAACTTACCGAACGGAGTTGTGGCGGGCGCAACCTCAATAGCATAATCTGTGCCTGAAGAACTTTCCTTAATATCAATATAGTTGTTTGCCTCATCTACAAGTTGATACCTTGACAATCCTGCTCGGTATACCAGTTTAATGTTCTGCTGGCCGGCAAAAAATTTGCCTTCGCCCTCTGTGAGTTTAATCTCGCCATGATCATAATATACTCGATAATCATCAGTTGCTATTAATTCATTAGAACCGTAATCATGACCTGGGTCATCATGCAAGCTTGTAACACTGTATATCGGATAAAATTTAGTTAGCAAATTCCTTTGTCTATCCCCGTCCTGGAACTCGGTATATGGCCTGGTAATCACTTGCTTATTTATATATGTTTCGATGAACTTCGTCACCGAATCAATCATATAATTAAGCGCCACGTTGCTATCTGAGTTCGTCAACTCAATATCTAACCACGCCTTGACTTCTTTCAATGTAACCATTTCATACATTATGGCCTGCCATTCTTTATAGATTTTACATCCGTTTTTATTTCTTGGAGTAATTCTTTTATATGTTCAAACTCCTGGTCGGTTAATTGTTGCCTTAATTGAACTTCGTTGTCGTGCGCTTTTATATAATTTTCCATTCGCGTATCTTGGTTTTCCGCTTTAGCGGTAATCTCTGTATAGTGTAATTTCTCCTCTTGCTCAATAGCAGACACCTTCATCTGAAGTTCTATATTCGGATCAGTTAAATACGAAGTTAACCCCGTAATTCCGCTACTACCAAATAGGGCTGTCATTATTACAATAATGGTCTTAATATCAAAAACCCGTCGTTTATTATAACCACTATCGTCTCTTCTTTTTTCCAATTTTACTCCTTTAAAATGCTATAATAACAATTCCGCCCAGGCCAATTCCGACCAAGGCAATTTCCCATTCTCCGGTAGCTGCTCCACCTGCTGCTAAGGCCATCGCTGCGGTTGCTTTAAGTAAATTATTTTCATTGCGTCTTTTAATATCTGCTTTTATTTGTGGTTCATATTCTGCTTCATAATGTTCTTGCCATTCAACAATTACTTCATTATCAATATCAAAAACTTCCCCTGCGCTTTTTGTCCAAATTTTACTTGTCGTAAAATCGCTATGTTTAAAATATTTATAACTATTAATCACAGTACGTTCGACAGCAACATAGGTTGTTTCTCTCACTGTGTCATATCTTGTTGAGCCGGTGTCCCGGTAAGTATATTTTGGTACATAAATTATCTCTGCTTCTGTCCAAACTGTATCCGGCGCTCCTGTCATAAAGGTAGAATCAGGAGCCACTGGTATTACAATCGGTGGCTCCGTCTTCTCAAAAAATACCGGATGCAGAAGCAGACCAATTACTATACAAAGTATACCAACAATCAAATATGTAGTGATCTGCTTATTCATCATTACTCCAATTCTGCTTTCGTTTTAAGTATCCCGTCTGGCGTTATCTTGTTGGCAATTTTCCATAAGTAACCTGCGGCGGCTGCCCAATATAAAACATTTTCAGTAGGCTGATCCCCGCCCATTACAAAGAATGCTGCTACAGATAACACGATCGGTGCAAACACAACAAACTTCACCGGGATGTACTTTTTAAAGATCTGTACTATCGCGATGATCGCACCAATTATTCCAACGTTCACGCCAAGAGATGCCCAATTAAATCCCTCCTCTGGAAATTCCTGTGCAAATAAAATCCCGACTGCAAAAATAAATAAGATTGCCAGGATGGTTATAAAAATTCTACGAGCAAACATACATACCTCCTTAAGTTAAGTTAAATGCCATGAGCATTATAATATTGCATACGGCCAATATGAATATATATATTCGGAGCGTCAGCCATTTGAACACAGGAATAAAACTAATCCGATCTTCAACTGCCCAACGAATAATCCAAAACCAAAAGTCTTCGTTTATAATCCCCAGCCACCCAATTAAAAATATCCATTGTCCATGTGAATAAGCATAAAAGAAAACTACAATGAAATACAACCCTGCCATTGTGCTGTGCCAACTCATTCCTTGAAAAAGTTTCGGCAAATCTTTCCAAACCACAGTGCCCTTCAAAAGGTAGTCTAAAGTTCCAATCAACATAGCGAGTAAACATACAACAAAATATTCTTTCATCCGTTTTTCCACCTGTTTATTTTTTCTCTAAACTCATCCATATCAAAATTAGCCGGATCAATTTTCCTGTCAGGAGCAATTTCTTTATGGCCTAAAATTTGTTCAATCTTAATACTATGATATTCGTACACATAATAATAAACCAGCCTGGTTAATGCGTCCAATTGATCTTCGGAATAACTATACGGCTTCACCGCCTCAAGTTCAATACCAATAGAATGGTCGTTCCAAAACTTTTCTGCCGGTGAGATTATGCCATCTTTGTTCGCATCGAAAGATCCTCTGCCTGCGTGCCACGCTCGATTATGCTCAGCAACCAATCTATAAGTATTGCCGTCCTGAGTTATTACAATATGAGCAGACACTTTAGACTCTGCCATGCTCAACCATTTAGCGCACCCAGGAAACGTACCAGCAGTATGATGAATAATGATACTATCGATTTCAGATTTACGCTTGCTGAAATTAGGACTCTGATAATACTCGTCAAAATTAATCACAGGCACTTCCTTCTTAATCTTAACTTTAATTTTTCTCGGCCACCATTTTATTTTAAAAAATCCTGACATTTATTTCCTCGGAAATACAAAATTTTGAGTCGGTATATCAGGACCATCTCGATCACCAACATATATAATATTAATAGACGGTGCGAGGGCAGAAGTATTGCCGGATGAATCTGCGGCCAAAATATAGCCACGCAAGTATTTTTGTTCCATCCTCTTATTCCACTCATACACCATGGAATCAATGGGACTATAAATATGCGCCATCGTTGCTAATAGATTTGGCATGTGAATTATAGAATCTACATAGACATTTTTAACAGATGTATCTGCAGGCCAGGTTGTCAAAGCAAAAAATCCAGCACTATCGGATAAGGTTAAAGTAAAAAGATCATAGTGATCCATATCCTCCTCTGTGTTTTTATCCCATCTGAATCCAAGTTTCATAGTAGGCTGACAAGCAGCAGCAACTACAAGCACCAATAAAAGTACAATTACCTTTTTCATTTTCTCTCCTATTCTTCTTTGAACAAAATTATACATATTAAACTCCCGATTAACGCCACGCCTAAATCTTTATAGCTGTTTAAAAGAAAATGTTTAAAATCCAAGTACGCACCCAACCCAAAAAAGGCTTCTCCGATTTCCCACAGCAAAGCAATCCCCATTACTATATAAAGAGTTAATTGTTTAAACGGATCTCTACCAATAACTTTCCAAAATAAATCAAAAGGGAATCGGCCTATATAAACCCACATAAAAAGAATTATGGCTAAAGCAAAATGCCAAACCTCCCAGTAACCAATTATACTTTTCATATTTGCCCTTCTGCTTTTATTACTTGTTCAACTGTTGAACCGATGCCAATCGTTGTGTCAGCAAAAACTACATGCGCCCAAAACCGCCATTCACCAGATTGATCTAAATCTTTAGCCGCCCCATCAACATCATAGTACATTTTGCTGGCATCTGATCCATTAATCGTTGCAGAAAATGATCCTTCAGTTTTCTTGTCTGGTTTTATAAACTTAATTAATAAAGTTCCACCCGTCAGAGGAACATTGGTTTCAAGTTCTAATCTAAAATCTTGACCTACATGATAATCTGCCATAATCTCTCCTATAATAAACTGCTGTCAATTTCTAATAAAGATTGATATGCTGTGAAACCAAAAGTTACGTCTGTATTTACACCATCAAGTGAATTTGGGCCAGAATCATTTACGTCGTTATATAATTTATAATGAGCAACGAGATTTTCATTCACTGTTCCAATTGCAAATTCTTCATCTATTTGATCTTGAGTAAGTTCGATATTAAATAATTTAATATTCTTCATTCTGCCGTCGAACTTAAAAATACTAAGACCGAAAGTGTTATATCCAGACCCAATTTGTAATCCCTCCCCAGCAACATTCTGCATTTGAACAAACGTACCGGTGTCTTTATTTGTAGATACACCCGCTAAAACCCCGTCAATATACACCTTTATGCCAGAAGCAGCCGTTCCGCCATCATGAGTGGCTACAAGATGATTCCATCTTCCCGCCGTTAAAGTGCTGCTTGTAGTTTGCTCAATATCGCCACCATTAATTTGGTCAAATAACTCAATAATTACCTGATGAGAACTACCCATGTAAATAACATATTCTTTGTCGCCAGACGAGTTTCCTTTTTGCATTATCAAATTATTGCTGCTATCAACCCAAATCCATCCAGCAAAACTAAACGGCGTAGCACTAAAAGTTAAAACATCATCATCTTCAACAGTAACAAAAGAAGACGCCCCATTAAAAATACCATAACCAAGTTCTACCCCGGAGGCAATTCCAGAAGTCAAAGCCAATGTCTCTTCAATACCAGAATCCAAAGCCAGAGTTTCTTCAATGCCAGAAGTAAGTGACATAACTACTACGGCAGAAGAATACACTGTAGGAACATCTGTGACAATCACTGATTCCGATATATTAAGATCAATGGCACCTATAAGTCCTGCAAGAGTTATTGATTCTGTCGTACGTGCAGGATCAATAACATCTATTTGTAAATTACCTATTTCTAATGAAAGAGATTCAGTTGCAATTGCCGGGTCATTTACATCAACACCAATCGCTGCATCGATCGTTGCCGCTTCCGTCACAACCGCAGCATCGCTTATATCAATACCTATCGACGGTCTAACCGTAATCGCTTCCCCGGCAATCGCTGGATCGCTTACTTCTATATTAAAATTGGCTTCAACTGTTATTGCTTCGGTAGCAACTGCAGGGTCTGAAACATCGATATTAAAATCAGCATTAATCGTTATTACTTCGGTAGCAACCACTGAATCTAAAACATTGATTTCTAAGGCATCAGGCAAAGATACTGTCGGAACATCTGAAACAACTGCCGGTTCGGGAATATTTATTATTTTATTTCCAGGTTCAACAACAGAATAATTAAGAACATCTACCGGAACAGCCGGTTCATTTATATCTATCTCTAATGCGTCCGGCAAAGATGCTGTCGGAACATCGGTAACAACCGGTTGTTCATTAACATTTACTTCTAAATAATCTGGTAAAGATGGAACGTCAACCGCTATTGCCGAATCATTTACGTCAATCTCTAAAGCATCTGGTA